CCGGCAGCGATACGAGGAGACCTATCTCCCGATCGAGCAGAACCTCATTCAGGAGTTCCAGAACTACGGCTCCGAATCGCGGATGAACAAGGAGCGCAGTCGGGCCATCGCCGACGTCAGCACCCAGTTCGACGCGCAGCGTAGGAACGCGGTATCGCGGCTCGAGTCGTACGGCATCGACCCGTCGCAGACCCGCAACCAGGCGCTCGATCTCAACATGCGTATCGCCCAGGCGGCCACGTCGGCCGGCGCGGCGGACGCAGCAACCCAGCGTGTGGAGAACACGGGCCGAGCGCTTCGAGCCGAGGCCATCAATATCGGTCGCGGCCTCCCGTCTCAGGTGGCAGGCAGCTACGGCCAGTCGATCGCCGCCGGCCAGGCCGGCGTCGGTGGCGCGAACCAGACCACGGGGACCAGCACCGGCGCGCTGACCTCGGGCACCGCGTTCACGGGCCAAGCGATCCAGGCTGCGGGCCAAGCTGGCAACTTCATGAACTCCCAGTTCAACAACGGTATGGCGATCGCCAACTTCAACCAGGCGGGCATGGGCCAGTGGATGGACCTCGCCGGCACGGTCGCGGGCGGCGCCATGGCGATGCAGGAAGGCGGCATCGTTCCCGAAGCGGGCGCGTTGCCCGCATCTCCGATCCCGGGTTCGACTGACCGCAAGCCCATCTTGGCTACGCCGGGAGAAGCTATCGTCGACCTCGACACCACGCGTTGGTACGGCGAGAAGTTCTTCGCTGACCTCAAGAAGAAGGCAGGCGAGCAGCGCATGGCCCTCGAAATCCAGAAGCGGCAGCCGCAGGGCGCCATCCCGGTCGGAGCATAACCATGGCATTCAGTGACGCATTCGCACGCGGCTACGCTGTCGGCGACTCGATCAGGAAGAAGCGGGCTACCTCGAAGTTCTTCGAGAAGTTCAAGGAGCTGACCGCCGAAGACGAGGAGGAGATGGTTGCTGAGGATGGGTCTGCCATTCCTCTTGACTCGCCTGCTGGTGAGGAAGTTGCTGCGGCTATTCCTGCTGCAACGGCAAAGCCTGGCGAAGCTGCTATCCCTGCCGCCACTGCGGGCGTAACCCCTGAGCAGCCTCCGGCTCCAGCTCCGGCTGCGATCCCCATCGCACCCGAGAAGCCTCCGGCTCCTGCTGCGGAAGCAGCGGCTCCTGCTACTCCCGAGAAACCTGCGACTCCGGCTGCTGAGGCTGCGATTCCAGTCGAGCCGGAGAAGACGCCGGAGGAGAAGAAGCTCGAGAAAGATATCCAGAAGCAGGCTGAAAAGAAGGCCAAGAAGTCACTCGATCAGAACGACATCAAGGACCTTGACCGGCTTGCATTGGAAGCCGCACGTGCGTCCGGTGACGTGCAGGTTTACACCGCGCTGAAGCAGACGACCGACTCGTTCCTGCAGGGCAAAGTCTTATCCAATCTGGGTCTAGCCCAGCGAGCCGCACAGAACGACGATATCGACTCAGTCGAGAAGTATCTGAGGAAAGCCTACCGCTTCGTTCCTGACGGCCAAGGGGTCAAGTTCGAACGGAAAGACGGAAAGCTCTGGGTCAACAGTCCGTGGGAAGACGGCCAGAAGATCCCGCTCGGGGCCGAGCAGATCGGGTACATCGGCACCATGCTGACCAACCCTGAGAAGTGGTCCGATATCATGCGCGAAGGGCGCAAGGACCGCGCCAAGGCGAAGCTCGACGAGCGCGGCGTGGCGGTGCAAGAGGGGAACCTCGACGTCAACAAGCGGCGTGCCGACATCGAGGCGCAGCGGCTCAAGGATCAGCGTGCCGAGTTCGTAAAGACCCATGCACTCGCGCAATCGAAGGAAGCCCGCGAGGCGGCTGGGCAGAAGTACGACAACCTGGTCAAGATGGCGCAGGCGGCGAACTACTACGCCGAGGCCGAGTACACGCGCGCGGGCAAGAGCGGCGCAGCTGGCGGCATGAAGCCGGACGATATGCGCCAGTACGGCATCGCGGTGAGCAACGAGCTCGATGGATTCCTGGCACCGACTATGCCTCCTGATCCGAACAACCCAGTTGCGAAGCCGACCGTTGGGGCTCCGCCGCGTGGATACGAGATGTTCGTTAACACCGAGGGTGAGGGTAAGGACAGGCGGCCGATTGGTGGGCTGAGCGTGCTCGGCCTGCAGGCGAAGGATCTCGGCGGTGCCATCGGTATCGCTAATCCTGAACTGGGTGCGGCCGGCGCAGCCCGTGCAGGCCTGGAGATTACGCGAGCCCTCGTGGATCCGAAGGGGCCAAACCTTGCGGTATCGCCGTCGCGCGGTACTGTCACGATCCCGATCGGCGGTCGGCTCGTAGCAGTGAGGGTCCCGCCTGCCATCATGGAATCATTCATCGCTGCGGCCAAGCAACAGCAGCCGAAGCCTGAGAGCAAGTAATGCCCATCGTCATCGACGAGGAAGCGGGCGTCCAGGTAACAGGCTCCGGCGGGCTCTCGATCCCCGGGCCGGTGCCTGCGAGCATGCGCGAAGAAACCGACCGCCTCTACAAGGAAGCGGCCGCTGGTATCAAGAAGGACTTCCCGGGTATTGAGTTCGGTATCCCGATGCGGCGCGGCGCGGCGGCCGCCGGCGGAGAGGCTGCGGCTGCACCGGCCGTATCAGACGAACCGGACTTCCTGCTTGGCCCCACGGAAGAAGCCCCGCCTGAGCCAGAAGCGCCTGCGCCTCCGAAGGAACCGCCGATTGGGTGGTTCAACGCGATGACGCGCGGCCTGGCCGAGCGCACTGCAAACATGGTGGGGTTCATCCCTGATACTGCCAACACGATCGCTGACCTCCTGCCTGACTGGATGGATCAGGGGTTGGTGGTGGATCAAGACGGCATCCGTCTGGCCAGCGGCAAGGAGTACACCGACGTCTCAGTTGCCAAGTCGGCAAGCGAGGGGTTGGGCAACGCCAACTTCGGTTCGAACCGTGGCACCTTGGCCACGCCAGAGGAGATCAAGGCGCAGTGGGCCAGCGGCGACAAGATGTCCGCCACCGGCAACGCGGTCCAGTTCGGTATCGAGCAGGGGCTCCTGTCTCTGCCGGACATGATTGCCATCATGGCGAACGCGCCGCTCTACTACATCGGTCTGTCCAGTGACTATGCGCAGCAGCGTGCACAGAACGATGGGCGCGACAAAGCCAATGCGGCCGACGCGCTGATCGCAGCAACCACTGGTGCCGTCGTCGCCAAGCTCGAGAAGATCGGTGCTGAGAAGGTCTTCGATAAGTTGGGCGCTGCGACGAAAGGCAAGGTACGTGATTGGCTCGAGAAGATAGTCACCGAGGGAATCACCGAAGCCGTACAGAACCCTGTCGAATACGTCGGCACGCGGCTCGCTACTGAGAAGGCTGGCGAAGTCACGGCTGGCGCTGTCGGGGAACAGGCCCTGTTCGGCGCACTGGGCGGCCTGGGCGGCGGTGCTGCCATTGGTGGCGCTACCACGTTGCTCAGTCCGAGCCGCGAACAGCCGGCCCCGCCGGCCCCGGGCGTTCGAACGCCTGTTACAACGCCGCCAGCTGGTGGCGCACCGGTGGCGGGTGCCGCACCGCCCCCTGCCGGCCCAGGTGGGCCCGGCGGTCCCGCCCAGCCTGCGGCCCCAGCCGCGAGCCAGATGCCGAAGCCGGGCGACGCGGTCATTTTCAAGCCGTTGCCGAACCAGGATGGTGTCGTAGTCGAAGTCCAGCAGGTGGACCCCAAGACGCAGACCGCCATGGTGGCGCGCGTCGACCCCGAGTCTGGCGAGGCCATCATGGACGAGGACGGCAAGCCCGTCACGTTCATCGCCACGTTTGGCGACCTAGGGCTGAATGCTCCGGCGGCCGCACCCGTCGCGGCCGCGCAGCCCGCCGTGCCGGTCAAGCCGTCGGCTGTTCCGCCAGCGGCAACCAGTGTTGAGCCGACGTCGGACGTCGCCGGCCAGCTCAAGGATATGTGGCGCGCGGATACTGGGCGGCGAGGCGTATACATCTCCGCTCCCACCGTAGCGAAGATGAAGCAGGAAGGGACGTTCGACGCCCTGAAGAAGTCCGGCCAGATCGAGGAGAACTTCGACGGCCAGGGTGGCACGCTGATCGTCAAGTCCAAGAAGGATCTCGACGAGGCCCGCGCGGCCCGCGACGGCGGCCAGACTGACATGCAGGCGATCGTCGGTTCCTTGACCGGGGCCGGGGTGGCCAAGCCCAACGTGCCCGCGCCGGCCGTTGTGCAGCGCAAAGACGAGACCGGGGCTGTCGTGCAGCAGACCGCCGTGCCGCCGGGCGCGGCCGCAGCCACGGCTGCCGCAGTGGCGACTCAGCCTGGCACGGTGGAAGTCGTCACTCCAGAAGTGGCCCTGGCCGAGCGCGCGGCAAAGGTTGAGGCGGAACAGGCCGCTCCGCCTACGCTGGAGCCCGTGGCGCCGACCACAGAAGTGCCCGTTGAATCGCCCAAGCCCAAGGCGAGGACCGCCCTGGCGCAGCTGGACGACGCTCTGAGCTTCGCTATCCGGGCGATGAACACCACGAAAGGCGCGAACAGCGTCAAGGTCGACGTCCGCGAGGCGGCCGTGGCCGTCGGGACTCTGGCCCAGGCCTTGCGGCCGGCGATCGCCGAGGCCCAGCGCCGGGGCGCGACGGACGAGGACGTAGCCCAGGCGGCTGAGGCGGCCGCGCTGGCTGAGAGGCTGACCGAAAAGCAGGAAGGTGACTTCAAGAAGGGCCGGGGTGTCAGCGAGCCGAAGCTGCGCGTACACCTGGCCAGGCTGAGCGACGCCGTGGCCTCGCTCGAGCAGTGGGCAGACAAGCCCCTGGTTGGCGAGACCCCGCCCGCCAAGCAGACCAAGGCCGAGAAGGCCAAGACGGTGTCCAAGAAGAAGGAAGCCAAGATCCAGGAACCGGCTAAGGAGCCGACCAAGGAAGACCGTCGCACCGCCGAGGGCGCAGCCCTGCGTGCCCGCATCGAGGCGATGTCGCCCGAGGAACGGGAAGCCGCCATCATGCGGCACGACCTGACTGGCCTGCCGAACCGCCGCGCGCTGGATACCGCGCCGGTGTCGCCTGCGTATGCAGAGGTGGATGCCGATTCGCTGAAGTGGGTGAACGACAACATGGGTGAGGAAGCTGGCAACCAGCTCCTCAAGAACGTGGCCAAGGCGCTGTCCAACCAGGACGGCGTCACTGCCTACCATGTGTCAGGCGACGAGTTCTACATCACGGGTGAATCCGAGGCGGTGATCGAAGCCGCGCTGAAGGCGGCCGCCCGGGAATTGGTGAGCCTGCCGGTGAAGTCCGGTGAGACTCTCGTCACGCCCCAGATCACGTGGGGCACGGGCACGACCCGCGAAGCGGCGTCGGCCAAGATGAAGGAACAGAAGGTAGCGCGCGAGGCCAAGGGCAAGCGCGCCGGCCGGGGCAAGACGCCCGGCAGCTACAAGAACACGAAGCAGGCTGAGCTTCCGCTGAGCCAGGGCACTACGGTCAAGGTCTCCAAGACCAAGACCAAGTATGTCCCGCCGAAGAAGCGCGAACCAACGTCGGATCAGGTGGCGGATCAGGTGGCTGAGCAGACGGCTGCACCGCAACTCGAGACCGTCAGCCTGGCGCCGAGCAACGTGGCAGGACAGGAAGCCCAGTTCATGGCCGAGCTGCTGCGGGCCGATCCGCAGGAACTCGCCAACGAAGCGCAGATGGACAAGAGCGGTCGGCTGACCGCCATCCTGCGCAACGTGATCAGCGCCATGAACAACCGTGGCAACTGGACTGGGTGGTTTGCCGCTGTCACGCGCAGCGAAGTACTCACTCGTGAGCAGCGCACTCAGCTGTTCACCTTGATCCGTGAATACTCTGAGGTCAGTGATCGAGATATCGGCCCTGTACGCGAGCAGATCCTCGGCCTCGTCACCAACCTTGACGGCAAGACCCTGCCTCCTGACGCCATCGCTGCTGTATTCGAAGCGGCCAATGTCGCTCGCGCGTACCTGACGATCCGCGAGAACATGCTCACCGAGGAAGACGTACTCGAGATCGAGGCAGAGACCAAGCGTACCGAATTCGATACGGGCTCGATCAACAAGACGACCGGCCAACTGTCGACCCGCAAGAACGACGAGATCGCTCGTGCCAAGACCCTGGACGAGATCGGCAACGCGGTCGAAGCGCTGCCTAATTCGATCGACGTGCTCAACGAGTTGATACAGCTGGAGCCTACCGCCTTGAAGAAGGCGCTTGTTGGGTTGTGGAACGCGGCCGCACAGAACCGCTGGATCAACGGCGTGATGGCGAAGGCGATGCAGGATCAGGCTACTGGCAAGCCGATGCTCAGCTCGCACGCTTTGATGGATGGATTTCTGAACCGTCTATCCATGGTACAGGACGATACTGGACTGCGACGAATCCTCACGTCGATCCGCCGCGTCATGCCGAATGTGCCTGTCGAATTCTATGACTCGGGAACCCTGCCGATCGGCCTCGAAGGGCAGGTGCTCGATCCGGCCGGCGGCCGATATTTCCCGCAGGGGTTCCTCCAGCTGGCGGTGGCGACGGACGAAAACGGCCTACCGATGTGGGACCTACACACGCTGCGCACGTTTATCCACGAGTCAGTCCACTCGGCGACGATCTATGAGCTTGAGCGGAATCCGAATGGACCGCTGGCTGTGAAGCTAGAAGCCCTGCGCAAAGAGATCGAGGTGAAGGCGCGTAAGAAATACGGGCGGCTGATAGTCGATCCAATCCTGGCGTACTACCAGAACAAGCGCAGAGGACCGAAGCCTCCGGGTACCGACAAGATCGGCAGATACCTGTACGGTCTTACCAATGTGCATGAACTGGCCGCCGAGACCATGTCGAATCCTGGGTTCCAGGCGTTCGTAAACTCGCTTGATCAGACCCCGACAAAGTCGTGGGCACGCCAGAAGTTCTCTGAGTTCATGCGAGCGGTGAAGGATCTGCTTGGGATCAAGAACCCGAAGGATGGTCGCATCCTTAACGATCTAGTGGTAACGACGCTACGCACCATGAATGCTCAGCGCGGCCGACAGAACCGCCGCGAAACGCATTTCCGTCAGGGTGTCGACACACTGATGAAGTATCTGAAGCTGTCTCGTCTTGACGCTGAGAACGTCATGCGTGGCAGCGCAGCCGGCTTCGATCCGGGAGTGAAGGGCGTCACTGTGCCCGCGCCGCCGCGCGGCGTGGATCCAGATTCAGCTGCGTGGCTCGTTGACACGTACTCTGAACAAGCCTACGGCATGGGTGTCGAAGGCCTGACGAAGACGGTGAACGCTGGCCGCATGGCGCCCGCCGACGCACTCCCGCGTCTGAAGAACCATGAGGCTCTGGCCAATCTGTCTGGTCCGCGTACTGCCGACGCGCTTGGGTGGGTACGCCAGGCGATGCGGTCTGGCTTTGTAGACAAGGTACGAGACACTGGCCTTGGGTTCGTGACCACAGACTTTCTGGTACGGCGCAGTGCCCGGGTGTTTGGGTCGAGCACCGACTCGAGCAACCCGCTCGTGAACTGGAAGAACATCCGCGACACCCGTCGATCCTTCTCGAACCAGCTAGCTGAGCTGGCTGAGAAGACGGTCAACTCCAAGTGGATGAAGCTCACCCTGACTGAAAGCGAACAGGTCGGCGATGTCCTGCAAGAGACCACCCTCTGGCAGATCGATCCCGAATTGGGTACGAACCAGCCCAAGTTGCTCCCGCACGTCTCGAAGAAGCGTTGGGACGCGAAGGTTGCCGAGCTCGAAGCCAAGTGGAACGAGCTGAATGAACCGCAGAAGGAGCTGTACCGTTCGGTGCAGCGGTACTTCAAGACTGAGTACGCCCGTATCCGTAAGGCGAGCATAGATCTCGCCATTGATTTGTACGGTGTAGGCCTCACGCCGCAGCAGAAGACCCTGCTGTACGCGCTGAAGAATGCAGACGGCGCCGACCGAATCATTGGGTCGGGGCTAGCCATCGACCTTGGCGATCAGAACGATACGTTCCGCAAGGTCGTCAAGGATCTGGTCAAGGTGTCGGCGATCAGGGGGCCGTACTTCCCGCTGATGCGGAAAGGCGACCTGGTTGTGGAAGCTGCTCGCGAGGGGGTGATCCAGACCGATGGCGGCGAAGCGGTTGAGTTCTCTACTAAGGAGGATGCCCAGGAAGCTGCTGATGGGATTCGCAGCCTGGCGCCGAAGAATACGGCGAAGGTGAAGGCGGTGGGGGATAAGTTCGTGGTGCACTACAAGATGCGTCACGTATCTTTCCATACGAACCAGACCGATGCATTCGACGCGATTGCACAGTTGAAGCAGAAAGGGTTTGCCGTTGAAGGTGACGTCTTCACTCGCAAGCTCGAGTCAGTCGAGAGCGCCAGCCTCACCGAAGGGCTGAAGGAACTGATGGCGAAGGCTGAGTCAGTGGCCGGCACGAAGGGGCCGAACGCTGCAGCCGAGCAACTGGCCGTGGTGCAGAATCTGCAGTCAGCATTCACTCAGATATTGGCGGAGCGTGCGGCATCGGCCAGCTCGCAGCTCAAGCGGCAAGGCGTCGCAGGGTTCAAGGGGAAAGAAGCGCACGAGATCTTCACTCGCCGCGTCCGCGCCTCGTCATGGCACTACGCAAACCTGAAGACCTCGCTGGCGCAGTCGAAGGCACTCTCGCGCCTCCGCAAGTTCTCGCGCAGCTGGGAGGAGGGCGGCCTTACCCCCGGGATGGACGCGCAGCAGACAGTACTGGCACGTGGCCGAGTGATGAACGAAATAACCCGGCGGCTCCAGGTAGAAGCCGGCGAGCTTGACTCGCTGGACAAGTCGAACGTGGATTACTACCTCGGTCAGCTCGGGTTCATCAACTTCCTGGCTACGCCATCGTATGCGTTCGTGAACTCGATGCAGAACTTCAACGTGGCACTGCCTGTGATCGCCGGCAAGTACGGTCCGCGCGGCGCCCGTGCCCTCATGCGCGGCATGCGCGTGGTGGCGGGGCCGGCGTTTGCCAAGGCGATGCGTGGCCTGGCCTCCCGGCCGGGCGACGTCACGTCCTATGATGTGTACTCCGCTATCGCTGAAGCCGTAAAGGAAGATCCGCGCTTCGGACGTTTCACTCAGCCGAACGGCAACGAGCCATCAGCGCTCCAGCAGTTGGTGGATCGTGGAGTAATCAACGCCACGTACGTGCAGGAACTGACGTCGATCGCCAATAACCAGAACCTGATGCTCACTCGTGGGCTCGAGTACCTGCGCCTCCTGCCACAGGGAGCGGAGTTGTGGAACCGTATCAGCACCGCCTTGGCTGTGCTCGACGTCACGAACGGGAATGTGGACAAGGCCGCAGACATGGTGGACCAGGTCCACTTCCAGTACACGCAGGAGAACCGACCGCGCTTCTTCCGGAAGATCGGCGGCACCCGACTTCCGCAAGCACTGACGATGTTCAAGATGTACTCAGTTGCCATGTACCAGTTGACTGGTTCGCTGATGGCAGACGCCTTCACGCGGCGCGGGCAGACGCTCCAGGAACGGCAGCAGGGCGCCATGGCACTGGCCGGCATAATCGCCGCGCATACGCTGTCTGCTGGCATCATCGGCGGACTGATGATCGAGCCGCTCCGCATCCTGCGACAGCTGTGGGATGCCCTTGGCTTCGATGACGACGACGAATTCGACGACCTGGATACTATGGTTCAGCGCTGGGCTATGCAGGTAACAGGCAGCGAAGACGCAGCCAGGCTGCTGTCCAAAGGCGCGTGGAACGCGCTCGGGTTCGACCTGAGTGACCGTATGGGGCTCGACAAGATCCTCATGTACAACCCGCCCGAAGGCATGGACGAGGATTCGCTAGCCAAGTTCATGTTCCAGACGATCGGCGGACCAATCCCTTCGATGGTGCTGCAACGTGGCAGTCGCGCGTACGAAAAGGCTGTGATCCAAGGCAAGCCGCTTGATGCGATCATGGAGATGGTCACGGTCAAGCTGTTCCAGGATGCACGCAAAGCGTGGGAGATCCTGCATAAGGGCGTAACGACTAGGGCTGGGGAGACAGTGGTCCCGGCAGAGAAGTTCGGCTATCTAGATGCCGTTGGCCGGGTGGCGGGATTCCGCACCACTGAAGAAGTGAAGGCCCAGGATAAGGCCTCCACTGAATTCCGCTACAAGAAGTGGCGGCAGATCCGTGGGCAGCAGCTCACGAATCGATTCTGGAATGCTTACGACTCAGATGATAAGGCGGCTACAGCCGAAGCCGTAGCCGCCATCAAGGAGTTCAACCGGAAGAATCCGGGTGCCCCTATTACGGGGGACTCACTGCGGACTTCGAAGCAGCAGAAGATGGCAAGTGCAAGGTCTCGCGTTGGGCAAGGTCGGAACCCTGACCTGAACGAACTTCTGGCGTATTGAACACGGCCCGCAGTACGCGGGCCATGGCCTTAGCCTGAGCGGTGGCATCGTCGAGAGGGGAGTGAGCAGTCATCCCCTCCCAGCATCCCTCGAAGTCCACGTTGAGGTCCTTGCCGACTGCCTTCATGGTGCGGAAGTCACGCTCGTCCCGGAAGTGGAACGGGAACTTCAGCTTCAGCTGATCAGCCAGGTGGCGACAGATCACGCAGTCGAACGACGGTGAGTTCGCCCATACCGTGTCCGGCTTGTGCTCGTTCACGAACATCACGAACTTGTGCCAGGCGTCGGCCGGCTGCATCTTGCCGCCGAACACCAGGTCCTTGGCCGGCTGCTTGTTCCACCAGTTCATCGTGTCCGGGCTGACCGTGCCAAGAGTGGCAGCAACAGCTGGATCGATGAACGCTTCGAACCCCTTCGAGGGGCCGTTGATCGTGAACAGGCGGGCGCCGATGGCGACCACAGCAGAGGTAGGTCCGCTGTCCATGGTCTCGATATCAAGCATCAGATGGAGTTGGTTCTTCATGTCTCGTAGTCCTCTAGGACTGGTGCGAACGCTACGTGCGAGAGGTCAATGTCCAACACCGTCACTCGCGCATTGATGGTGTTGGCGATGCCGGCCGAGACACTTGCCTTGTGCTCATGGGCACCGAGCTCCAGCAGCTTATCTATCACCTCACTGGGCGACTCACGCTGGGTCTCATATAGCCAGTTGCGGAACGACGCCTTCTTCACCCGGAGGACCTTATCCTTCAGGGCGAGGAGCCCGAGGAACTCCTTGATCGGCGGCTGAATGTGGATCTGCCCTACGTTCTTCTGGGCACGGGTGGTTGCGTGGTCGACTACGAGGAACTGATCGCGCACCTTGTCGGCATAGTCGATCACGCTATCGATGGCACGCTGCTCGAGCGGCACGTACTGCGCTCCTGCTTCCTGCCGCTGTCCCCGGAACTGTTGGTACAGCCAGGTCTCGAACACCTGTACGTCGATCTTCAGGTAGCCACGCTTCACAGCTATGTGTGCTGCGGCAAGTAGCACCGCAGCGAGTGCGACCCAGAACCGTTCATCGTTCGTGGCCTTGAGATCTCGCACTACCTTGGCCTGCAGATTCTGCACCAGCTTGTCTACTGCTGCATGGTTACGGGCCAGCCACGATGCGTAGTCTTCACCGACGTGTCCGAAGTTGTTGGCTAGGTCGCGCAGTTTGAACGGAACGCTGGGGTCCTTCAGCTTGCGTGCGGGAACCGTAACCTCGAAGACGCGCAGCCGCCCTGCATTCGTGTTGTTCGCGATCGCATCCACGTGGTCGAGCACTGGCTCGTTGGTGGCGATGGTGGTTATGGTGGACCAGGTCCCCATCTCCTGCATCTTCGAACTCGACGTCAGGCGTTGCTTCTCCTTGCCCTGCCCCAGCTGGAACACCATGCGCACGAAGTTCCTGACCTCGTCGCGCATGCGGACCTCGTCCCAATACGCAGGCAGGTTGTTCAGGAAGCCGAACTTCTTGGCCATGGAGTTGGCCGTGTCGTTCAGCGCATTGACCCCGCGCACCGGATCGCCCCACACAGACTGAGCCACACGCAGGGCAGAGGACTTGCCGGTTCCAGACTCACGACTATGGAGTGAGAGCATCACGCCCTGCACGCCAGTGAAGTTGATCAATGGCGCAGCGAAGGCCGAGAGTATGGCGGCCTGTATGGACGGGCAGCTGTCTGCCGTAATGGCATCAGCCGCTTCGTGCCAAGGCTGCCGCTCGCCCTTCGGTGAATACTCCTTCGCTAGAGTCCGATCGACTCCGGATACCGGCGACGTCGTGCCGTCCTCCATGAAGATCTGGTGGCCGTTGGCGAAGCCTATCTTGTCGCCCGTGGTCATCCACCCCAGGCCGGTCAACGGCGCAGGCTTGGCGTCCCGCACCATCTCCATCTTTCGCATCCATGGGATCATGATCCTCTTGAACTCCTGGATCTCAGTATCGGTGAGCATGATGCGATCCATCATCAGGTTCTTCCCAAGTTCGCGGGAGTCACCTGCTAGATCGACACCAAGCACCAGCGCCACGTGGCGCCTTGGCCCGTTGTGGGCTGCGAACTGTAGACCATTGCCGAAGGCTGTACTGTACAGCTCGACGTCGGTCAGCATGTACGGAAGCGCCCGCGCCCACTCTATGGCCTGGCCCTTGTCGTCGAACTTGATAGGCTTGAACACGCCTTCCTTGTTCATCTTCCATCCGCCGGGCAGGAACGAATCCTGCGCCTTGCCCAGCACCAACGGTGTCTTGATGTGCCCACGGAAGGGGCATCCTTCACACTTCGAAGGGAGGAAGCCTTCGATCGTGCGACACAGCGTAGGTCCCACCTGGCCCTTGCGTTGCTGCGAGTACTGGAACCGCGACTCAGTGTGCGCCTTGCTATAGGCGTCATGCTGATTGGACATCGCGTGGATGTACTCTTTGCCATCCTCGGTGAATGCCAAGAGGTGGATGATCTTGTGCCAGAGCATACCGGCCTGGCCCTTACCGCCAGTGTCACGTGTGTGCCTAAGTGCTGCACACTGCTCGATCATGTCTCCTGCGTGGTACGTGCGTTCGCCGTACATCTGACCAGCACCGAGGTCGTCGTTATCGACCCCGCCAGCGAGTGCTTCCGGCACGGTGCTAGCCATAACGTGGAGGCTCGAAGCTAAGGTCTCAGCTTCGAAGTCTTCAGGGTCGGCCTTGATGATGCGGCACGGGATAGGGTGGCTCGGGTCCTTGTAGTTGTACGTTCCCGGCACGCGCAGGATGCGCGCACTGTCTGCGGTAATTGCAGCATCTGCCGGGAAATTGTGCGTAACGCACGCCTCCTTGAGTGCAGCGGCCATCGGCTGCCACTGCGTAATGGGGATGGGCGTTGTGAACGTCCAATAGGAATGAATGCCGTGGCCAGAGTCCACGACGATGTTCGGAAACGGGAAGCCTGAGACTTTGCAGAACTCGGCGAGCCGCTTGACTGCGACCGCCTTGCTCTCGAATCCCTTGCCCTCTCCACAGTCCAGATCTAGATACAGCGCTTTCTTGTCACGAGCCGCTTCAGATGTGCGGCTGTTTTCATATACGCCGACAGCGTAGTACACGTTCTCCTTCCGCTTGCTGCGCTCTGCGATCCTGGTAACCAGGTCGTCGATCGTGGCAAGTGGTGCAGACTGGTGTAGCTTCGACGTCCCGTAGTTGCTGTAGTAGGACCCGCCTGACGGAGGAAGCACCCGTTCGAGGAATGCTCTTGTGTCCATCCGTACCTCTCAGAAGAAATCCCCGGCGACTCACAATCGCCGGGGTAGTTCAGGATGCCACGATCAGGACAGGTCGCCAAGCTCGCTTAGGATCCCCTTGATGTCATCGTCGAGCGACGCGTCCCCTGAGAGATCCCCGTCTCCCGCCACCGCTGCAGGTTTTGCAGCAGGTTTCGCGGCTGCGGGCTTGGCGGCTGCGGGCTTGGCAGCAGCTTTGGGCGCGGCCGCCTTGGGCGCTGCAGCCGTAGGCTTAGCTGCTGCCACGGGTTGCTCGAACAGGTCATCCTTCTTCTCCTCGGGCTCTGCCGGTGCGTCCCGCAGTTCGACTGCCTCGGCCAGGATGCGCTCGAGTTTGTCGTCGTGCAGCAGTTCGCGCACCTGTACCGCTTCCTCGTCCGTGAGCGGACGGATCGGACGGAACGTCAGCTTCGGGTAGCTGGCATCGATGTCGAAGCCGATACGCACGGTGACGGCGTTGTACGGGAAGCCCCTCGCCTTGAGGTTCTTGCCCATCATAGCCAGCTCAGCCAACGACGCAGCCGGGATGCGCAGCAGCATCGGCCCGCCGAAGGTCTCGTTCGTCAGGTCAGCCGCCGGCACGATCGCGAGGCGTCGGTTGTCCTGACACGCCTTGGCCTTCTTGCCGGCCGGCGTAATGCGGGAACCGAACACGTTCTTCGGGCAACGTGCGCAGGTATCTGCCTGCGGTTCTTCGACGCTCGGATCAGGCCGCAGCCCGTCGAGCGAGAAGCAATCCGGTGCTTCAGCCGCGCCCTCGGTATAGCCGGTGGCGTAGTAGTTCTTCGTGATGTGTGGGTTGGCCTTGAGGATCACCGCCTCCAGGCTGGCCACCGGATCACCGTCGCTGTTGAGGATCGGATGTTCCTCACCCTGGTACTTGATCTTCCATCGTGAGCCCTTGAAGCTCATGACGGCGAAGCCACCAGTTACGCCTGCGCTCAGGTCGTCGGCTTCGGTCATCACGTCGCGCAACGCCGCAGGCACCTTGCCGCCTGCGAATGGCACTACTTGATTACTCATACACTCTCTCCTGTACAAACGAAATCATCCACGGCGCACCTGCACTACTGTCTCGCGCTTTAACTCCACGCCGGGTGGAATCTCTCCGGTCGACTCAACGTAGTCCTCGACTACAGTCTTGGCGACACGGCGCTCGAGCAGTTCCCAACGATCTTGTTCCTTGATGAACGCAAGGGTAGCGTCCCAATCCTGCACGGTCGCCGACGTCACTTCCTTCAGGAAGGCTGTGCCTGACGCGCCCTTGAAGTTCTTGAGACCCTGTGATTGCAGTTGATTTTGCAACCACGCTTCGATCTTGTCCATCTTTTCCCGGAGCGGAGCGAGCTCCATCGCTTGCTCCTTCTTGCGGGCATCGAGCTCGTCACGGAGCTTCACGTAGCCCTTGATCACGTCGTCGATATTCATAGTCCTCTCTCCAATATCTGCACGCGCTCTTGGAGTGAAAGTATTCGTAGTACTTTCATCACCTTGGCGATGTACCACAGGCCACCCTGATTCCAGGGACGTTCGAATGAGTCTGCGTTCGTCACCTCGACTTCACACCAGACGCGGTCCTTGTCAGACAGGTGCGGTGCATGCGGGAGGTGGGAACAGTGCCAGCCTGGGCGAACAGCGAACCCCTTCGTGGGGTGCGACTCGGCGGGCAACCACTCGCCAAGCGTTATGCGCTGACGACGGTTGATGAACAGCGGTCCTAGCGTTCCGTCCTTGCGAAGGCGGAATAGTTTGTATGCCTTCATGTCCTCTCCTCTGAATGGATGCGGGAGTCACGGCGGAAGGAGGTAGCCGTAGCTAACCGCCGCCTCCCAGCTGCCGGGGTTTTTGTAACCGAGGCACTCACCGGCTGATCCTCGCCTACGCTATCCGCGATGCGGTCCCCGTAGGTGGGTGGTCGATCATTCACTGAACATCTCCAGCAGTGCACCCTGCATCTTTGCTTTGCGTTGCAGGCGCCCGTAGACCTGTGCCTCTGCCTTGGTTGACATTATATGGATAATGTGCGCACAAGACAACTGGCCTGGCCTAGTAATTCGCGCATTCGCTTGCTCGTAAATCTCGAGCGACGTAGTTGGCGCGGCCCAGATAATCGTGTCTGCTCTCGTGAGTGTGAGTCCATGCGCCATCGTTGCAGGGTGCGCAACGATCACGCGTGGAGTGCTGCCATGCTGGAAGCCGGTGAAGACCTCGTCGCGTTTCCCCTTCGGCACTTCGCCGTGTATCACTGCAGTGTCCCATCGTTTGGCCAGCGCGGCACCCAACATCTCCGTGAGGTATCGGAACGGTGCGAATACGATCACCTTTCCACTCGCTTCTTCAACGATGTCGAACACTTCCTTGATACGAGCTACGCCACCGACGTAGTTGCCATGACTGTCGCCGTCGTATGCGAAGCCGGCGGACAGCTGCAGCAACTTCGATAGCTTCACGCCCTCGTTTGCAGCAGTGATTTCTTTCGTGCGCACCTGTGTAGCCAGCTGCGCAAGCATCTCCTTGTACGCCTTCATCGCCCTGGGGTCGAGTGGTATATCCCGAGTGGAGTACATCACGGGCGGAAGGTCCATGCAGTCCTTGCGCATCACGCGGATGCTCGGCTGCATGATCTTGAACACAAGGTCGTTAGCATCTTCGCGAGGCACCCACTTGAACTGGGATACCTGCTTCATCGTACTGTCCTTGAATGCCTTGAACGAGTAGCTGACGTTGTTCGGTATCAGCAACTTCACCTGACCGTATGCATCCGTTGGCTCGTTCGGAGTCGGCGCACCCGTCAGACCCCATGCGTAGTTCACTCGCTGCACGTGTGGCTTCAGTGACTTCCAACGCTCAGACCGGCTGTTGCGATACACCGCCAACTCGTCGATGATCAGGCAGTCGATGTCCAGCTTCTCGAGCTCCTTGTCGATCACGCCTATGCCGTCATGGTTGATGATGTACACATCAGCCGGCTGAGCTAAAAGCTTTAGCCGCTTGGCCCTGCTGCCGTGCAGCACCACTGTGCGCAGATGGTGGAAGTTGCGGAAGATCTCGTCTTCCCATACAGCCACCAGCGTAGATAGTGGAGCCACGATCAGGAGTTTCTGCACCTTGCCTATGTGCCTGAGATAGTCGTAGGCAAAGAGTGCCGCTCGCGTCTTGCCTGTGCCCATCTCGTTCAGCACGAACGCACGACGGTGCGTTGTCAGCAGCGACGCAGTATCTATCTGCGATTGGAATGGCTTGGTCCCCATCCAGTCGTAGTAGTAGCGGATCGGTGCCGGCGCCTTGATGCCCAGGTTGTATAGCAGACGCACAGTCTCAGGTACGTGAGGCAGCGCCATCATCGGGCGACCATGCAGATCGAACGGTGTTGCCGTAGGTAGCAACCGCAGCACGTCGCCGCGCGCTGGCATCACGATGCGCTTGTGTTCGGGGAATACCCGTACCTGTCCAGCCATGTAGTGAGTTCCTGTAGATCGCCATCAATAACGAAGACAGTACCGCCCGCTGCACGTATCGAATCGATCGTGCGCTGCTGTCTTACCGTTGGTTTCTCCCCTGGCGCCTTTGTCTCGATGGCGAATACCGGTACGCCGGGGATCTGAATGTGCATGAAGTCGAGCGCAGGTGCGCCCATGCCGTTCTGTACTGGGCAGTGCCAGTACGCCTTACGGCCGGCGAGTAGCTTTTTTACCTTGTCTTTTACTCGGCCTTCCGGCGTCATACTCCCACTCCAGCAATAGCTCGAGGCAGTGAATTGCCTTCTGCAAATCCACTGCGCCTGCTTTCCGTTTGTGCCGACAGATGTACTTTATCGCAAGTCCTTCCATCGTGCCTAGTCCATTCTGATGACAGAAGAACCCTGGCTGGATAGCCATCTCGCGATAGTGGGAGCCGGCTACTTGCTTACTTGACGCCTTTGGCTTTCGCCTTGGGGTATGCTTTGGTCCCATACATTCTCTCCAGTGTTTTTACGTCGACTCGGTGCCGCTCCACCTCGCCGTCTTCTATGTCCAGCACGATAGCGGTCATGTCCCTGCCTGACCTGTAGCCCTTGCCTGCGTGCCATGCGTCACGTGCAGCCAGGGTCCTGAATGATTCAGCTGTGCAGCCTGGGAACTCCAGCATCTTGCGGTGGTGGATGTGTCCCGTGTACCAGTAGCGATGCTCGGTCTGTCCCCAGTCAATGGGACGATCGGTCGCCATGATGGGGCCTAGCGCCTCAAGCTTGGTGTTGTCGCCGTGCGTCACACCAATCAGGTTCTTGCCGAAGCGGAAGTAATGGAACCGCGCCGGGCTCTCGTCGAATACAACCCTGGGGTTGTTCTCGTAGAACATAGCCAGGGCGATAGTGAGCATCTGCGAACTGTGGTCATCGTGATTGCCGATCTCGTTGATCACGTGGACCGTCTCGTACTTGGCAAGGCACAGCTCGATGCATGTGCGCATGGCCCTTATGCCAACGCGCAGCACCTTTGCCCAGCGTGTGTCGACGTCAAGTGCGTTGCCAGAACGCATCGTCTGGTTGTCCATGTTGTCAGCATGGAAGAAGTCACCAACGTTCACGATCAGTGCGTTCTTAGCTGGAGGGCAGCAGTTCACGAGATGGCCAACTGCTGCTGTCAGGTGCTTCTCTGCAATGTCGAGGTCGAAGTCCTGACCTGTCTCGTCTGCCCACGCATACATACCGATATGCGGGTCGCCCATCGGGAACGCTACGAGTAGTTCCCCGGGGGCTGCGGCTGGCGGCTGCACGGTTCTGAGTATAGGGATCTCGCCGAGCGCCAGTCTGATCGCTGCGGCTAACTCCTCGGGCGTAGGTACGCCCGCCTTCTCCTTCACCCATTGCAGCTTGGGGTTGCCGTCCGCATCGAACAGCGTCGAGGTACCGTGGATACGCGCCTGGTCAGGACGGTAGTACGGCGCCATGTTATGCGGAGCACTAGGCACGGGCTGCCCCGTATCGCGCATGACCTTGATGATCATCTGGATACGGCGCTTGCTGATACCCATCAGCTTGGCCGCTTGGCCTTGGTGTCCGTTCGTCTTTTCGAGTGCGTCTAAGAGACGCTTAGCTGTATCGGGATGGATCTTATTTTGCTTGTGCGCCACGCCTCACCTCGGTCTTGCTTATGGACTCGGTAATGATGCGGCCGCCCGTGAATGGGTCGATGCGCGCCGCGATCCTTACCGCTTCGAGCGCAGACTTACCGCAATGCATAGCTGCCAGTGCTGCCATTGACCCGCTGCCAACGGCGTAGAATTCTTCCTCGATCAGCTCACCCCTGCAGTACACGTCGAACTCGTACAGCCCCTTGGGGGTGAGCACGAGGCACGTGAAGTCACCCCCGATATGGAGGAACATATCGGGGATAGGCTTGCCACTACCGTACCAGTCGTAGAACACCATGCCGGGCGAACTCTCGCCGGCCGTGGCAATGACGACGTCGTATGACTTCTTGCCCTCAGTGATGCGCTTGCGGTACAGCTTGCGGCACGTGTGCTTGCGCGCACCGCTGCCGTAGTCGACCGTGAGCCTGGAGTCTGCAGCCAGAATCCCATCCCTGAAGGCAATCGTTGTCATCATGTACCCCAGTTAGGACACGACTTCACCGGGCACCACTTGCAGTGCCGGCCAGGGCGTGGCGGGAAGTCCATCGACCTGAAGGCCGTCTGGTACCGCTCGACACGGGGCGATAGGTCGGACCACAGCTCGCCCATATCCTCTCGCTTGATCGCGCACTTCGTCACGGACTTGTCTTTCGTCCAGACAAAGGCGCAAGTTATTGTCTCAACCTCCGGAGCATGCTGGAAAAACAGGCTGCCGGTCAACTTCAACTGCGTGAAGTCATCGGACTTCTTACCTGTCTTGTAGTCAAGAAGTACTGCCTTTGTACCCACATCGATAGTCAGGTCGGCGATCGCCCGACAGTAGACGTCCTTCTCGAACCACCCTGTGGGCTCCATGGAGGCGTTTATGGCCATCTGGAACTCGGCCCGCTTCGTACCAGGGCTAGCAGCCAGCGGCCCTACGATGCCCTCCAGGTGCGTCAGGTGGGCAGGGAGTGGCAGGTTCCTGGTGACACGCAACTCGAGCGCCTTGTGTACGGCCTTGCCGTAGTTCATGGCCTCGGTCTCTGGTTCCTTGAACGACTTGGCTATCGACGTGGCATAGAACTTCTTCGGGCACTGCTCGAAGTTGCTCAGCCTGGAGTAGCTGAAGGCGGTGTATGGAACCTGCATTACTCCACCTCGATGGTGAGCGGACAGAACTGCATCAACGGAACAGTGATGGCGTACTCCGTACCGAGGTACTCGTAGTAGCAGATGCGGGTCGTTGCCGACGCATGCTCACGTAGGAAGAACGCTGTGCCTGCATGGGCAGCGGTTGCCACCAAGAGCAGGAGAAAAATTGAAATGCGGGTCACTTAGTTTCTCCGTATGAATCACCAACGCCGACCTTGCATGCGAGCGGGAGCTCCGGCATCCACGGTACGGGATCTGTCAGCACACGCTTCACAACATCGACCACTCGTGGCGCTGCCGCTTCGGGAACTACGTACACCAGTTCGTCGTGAACTTGGAGCGCAGCCTCCAGCCCGGCCCGTGCAAGGCGTAGCTCAGCGCGTGAGATGATGATGCGGGCCAGAGCCTGCACCACGTTCTCTGTCAGCGAGCCGCCCCAGATGGGCTTCATGTAGACCTTCGACGCAGTCTCATGCATCTCGAACTGGGTGTGGTTGAGGTTGTCACGTGACAACTTGGGGTAGAAGATCGGCATGCCGTTCGGCAGGATTACCTGCTTCTGCTTGAACGTGAGCAGCGGTTGGGATTCAGGGAATCCGTACCACGACAGCCCGTTCTGCAGCTCGATCATCTTGGCAACACAAGCGTCCATCTTACGCCACAACGTGGGTATGCAGCGATACTTGCTGCGGTAGAACTTGACCGTACGCTCGGCTTCCTCGTCGGACATCGGGATACCCAGCCCTGCCATCGTGGCGCAGTACTTGCCAGGACCCATGCCAAACCCCAGCCCGAGGATGCACATCTTGCCGACGAACCGCTCGGTGAATGTCGACGGGTCATCCGATACGGGGTATCCGTACAGCTCAGTGGCGAACTCCGAGTACACGTCGATGCCCTGTGCGAACCGCTCTACCAGATCCCATTGCCCGGCCAGTACCGCAGTAATGCGTGCCTCGATCGCACTCAAGTCGGCAGAGATCACCTTGTAGCCTGGCGGCGCAACCACTGACTTGCGCAGTGCGCTGCCACGGGGGAGGTTCTGCAGGTTGATGCCCATCATCCCGCTGAAGCGGCCGGTGTGCGCACCGTAGTACAACAACGGTACTGGTAGGCGGGAGGTCAGCTCCTCCAGCTCGATGAACTGCTGCACCCTGGTCCGCTCGATAGTGCTCTTGAGCAGGAGCCTGGCCTCTACGAGCTGCTGCACCTTCGGGTTCGGGTGCGCTCGCAATGCGAGGAAGCCGGGGTCCTTCTTAGAGAACGCGAACGCCACACGCCCCGGCACAGTCGGGCTCATCTTTTCGGGTGGGTCCACCCCGTAAGACCTGAGCAGCGTAGCGAACTGAGGGTTCGATGTTACCTGCGTACGTGACACACCCAAGGCAGACAGCACGAGCAGGGCCTTGGCCTCAGTGTCAGCGCATTCCTCCTGTGCAGCGAGCAGCTTGTCCCGGTCCAGGACGAGCTTGCCACGAACAAACTTCTTGATCGTGAGGTCTACGATATCCACCTCGTCATCCGGCATGCGCGCCATGATGAACTGGTACATGGAATAGCAGATGCCCACGTCGTTGACGCAGTACTTGCCGTACTCCTCCAGCTCTCTCACAGTGAAGTCGAGCCGATGCTTGTCGATAACCTTGGCCACCTCGTTACCCTTCGCAGGGAGCTCGAGGTACTCGGCGCCCTTCGCAAGGGACATAGAGCCTGTGAATGGAGTGATGAATGGGCGGCTGCCCATCATGGTGCAGAAGTACTTGAGCGGACGGAGACCGAACTGCCACTCCAGGATGGAGCCGTCGAACATTGCGTTGTGCGCAATGACAGTCCGCTGATCTAGCTGCAGCGTCTCCAGCTTGGCCTTGCATTCGTCGTGCGTGCCAGAGAACCAGTTCGGCCGACCGTCACCGATGGCGTATGCGAACCCGATCACTTCGAATCTCGGGTCGAATACGTAGTGGACAGGCGACATCTTAGTGAGCGAGTACTCCTTCGTGTAGAACGTCTCGAAGTCGAGGGTCACTGGGGGCAGTTGCGCCGTCATGTTCTGTCCTCTATCATCATGTCTGTCCTGTCCTCTCCCCTGTAGTCGCTCGGCCCCCGTAACTGGGGGCCTCTTTTTATTTGATAGTGAAGTTGTCAGAGCCTATGTCATACACGCTCAGCAACTTCCGGGTCGGTGCCTCGGGCGCACTCTGATAGTTGGCGCAACCAGAGGTGGAGTAGTCGAACATCCACTGCGTCACGTTCACATGGTGCTTGAATGACTCAAGCCCCGGCACCTCTGGCAGCAAGTGACAGAGTGCTAGATGATCCAGCATGTCGTGGATGTTGCGCCTGTCTACTCGCATCCAGTCGTGTGGCAGCGGAGATCTTCGCTCCTGCTTCGCCAACGCTTCCTGTGTCATGTCGTACGTGTAGCGTACCAGATCAGGGCACATGCGGTGAAGCTGGCCGACAGTGCTAGCCATGTTTATCAGCGCATCGAAGGTGTGCTGGGTGCGCAGCGATCGAGCTGTGATCTTGACCGCCATGTACGCCCAGTCCAGGAAGTCTGAGCGTTCCTCTCCCCACAATACCTGGTTGATATCTAGCGGCTCGCTCACCTTGTCCATGCGAAACAGGGGGTACTTGTTTTCTTCAAGCGCCTCCTTGTTGATCTGCATGTGCATCACGTGACCGAGCGGCATGATGGTGGGGATGCCGATGAATTCCTGCGACTTGAACGGAGGTGGCTCATCGACGGAGAGCCACCAGTTACGCATGGCATGCCACGCACGCCGAGGCATGTCAGCCAGGGTCGCCTCGACGTAGCGACCGTATGCGTCGGCGTTCAACGGGCAAGGGTGAGTCACCACGTGGCGGGCGAGCATACGATTCAGGATCATGAGCATCCTGTTCTTCTCGTCCACCGATAGCACACGGTAGTTGCTCATTCTGCTTCTTCCCTCGCTTCCATGATCTGTACTTCGAGGGCAGTGACCTCGTTCTCCAGTTCTTGGATGCGTTCAAGATCTTCCTCTCGTGCCTTGGCCGCCCGGTGTGCGAGCACACGCACTTGCTTGACGGACACTGCGTAGTTGTCGTCACACGCATAGGCAATCCGCTCAACCTCGTCGAACGGTAGGTGTTCGACCTGATAGAGAGTGATGCTCATCGCTTTCTCCTCAGCCATGGTGATATGTCGATTGTCTCGCCGGTCTCGATCGCACGAGTAGCAGCCAAGATGCTGTCCTTCGGTACGATCTGGAACAGGTTGTCGATCTCGAGCGTGTTACACACGGCACGCACGTCGAGGATCTGGGGACGAGTGCAGTACAGTTGCCGCCACTCGGGGCGGTGTCCTTCCTCGTCATAGGTATGGAAGCGCCAGCGCCAGGCGTTCTGGTCCTTCGTCATCTCGGGGTTCGCCAGCTTCCACAGCACCTGAAGGTCGGACAGGATCTTCTGCTTACGTTCCTCGCCCTCAGATACACGGTAGCTGATGATGCATTTCTCAGCCCGTCCGACACTGAATACTGGGAAGTCGAACCTGGTTGCGAGTATCTGGTAGATAGTGAACGCCCGCCCGCTGATCGAGCTGGTCCATCCGCGCTTCAGGTAGGTGACTGTCTGCGACTTGACGTTCTCTGGTAGCAGAGAGAGATCCACCTCTGCACCACAGCGGATGCGCAGTATGTCTGAGATATCGCTGGCAACTTCGATGTCAACGAGCCGTGCTATGAAGCTCATTCGTCACCTCCGACACGGGCGCGGCCGATCTCGTAGCCGGCGTCCTTCAACGCCTTGCTTACTTTCTCCTCCAGCCCGTGCTCTGTGTGAATGGTGTTCATGATGCTCTGCACGCTGCTCACCACCATCATGTAGTGGACGAGCCGCGTCTTCATGAACTCCATGCCTATGTGTCTACCGACAAGCAGGCCGGCGACGAACGACAGCCCGCCCAGCAGGATGTATTCACTCATCTCGATACCCTCGTGATTGTCCGATGCCTGAAGTTCCTTGGCTTCACTTCTGCGTACTCGTCGGTTACGGTTACGTTCAGAGTGAGCGGGGACTTGATCGACTCCTTGAACTGAGCTGCGTACTCAGGCGACAGGGGAGGTCCGATCTCCCCGATCAACGCCTCAAGCTCGTCACGAACACTACAGCCCCAGCCGTTGCGCCGTATCGTTACCATGGAGGACGAGCGTAATCCAGTGCCGGTCAGCTTGAACACGTCGTACTGGCTGATACCGTCAGGCCCGGTCATGTAGACCCGTGAGTCATCCCTATCCCTGGCAGCTGCGATCAGCTTGAGCTTGGCCTCATAGATCATGAGGGTCTCAGTGTTCTTCAGTAGCTTCACCCGCTCTGGGTTGAGGAAGATGATCTCGGCGAACGTGGAGTACAGCTTGGCAATGTAGTCCGCACGTGCGGTCCACATATGCATCTGCCAGTAGGCAGCCTGTTCACCAGTCGGTCGATCGCAGTAACCCTTGTTGGCCCAGCGCCTGAGCGACGTGCCACCACTGGAACCGAGGCGGACAGGATCGTAGACCAGCTTGTGCTTGATCTCCGTATCCGATACTGCTCGCCACCATCCCTTCTGTGCACGCGCGTGCACCATGTTCGTGTTTACATACATCACGGCTGCACCTTAGTGGTTGACTTTGACGTGGACCGTCGTGCCCCAGGGTGCGGTCACGTCTGAGGTGATGCACCAGATGGTGGGGATACCAGTGTCTGCACCGAAGGGTGTGTACCCGTCGGTGAACACGATGACAGTAGACGGGCGCACTGCCAGCCGGTCGATCTCCTTGAAACCAACGGTCATGTCAGTGCCACCGCCGCCCTTCACCTGTGACTTCAACCCTATCAAGTCGTTGGCGTCGTGCAATTCGTGGATACCGTGAACCTGTGCATCCACGAACATGACGTACAACATCTCGGGCTGAAGGTCAGACAGGATTCCATGCAGCTCGCCGAAGAACGAAGCCTGCTCCTTGTCGGACACTGAGCCTGACGTGTCGTTGATGGACAGTACGCAGCCAGCGTGCATGCCCATGCGACCAGGCCAGTACACATGCGGAGCAACGGCAAGGCGCCTACGGTTCGGTCGAGCCCACGTCTGGGTGTCTCGGCCAGACATGGTGGCCACGGCCTTGCGAAGGTGGTCTTGCCACGGTACCTGCGGGTTGCAGATCTCATCGACGAGACGCTGCATCGAGCCGGGCATCTTGCCTTGCGACTTGGCCGCTGACGCTGCGGACTGTACTGCCCGCTGAATCTGCGCCTTGCTTGGTGCGGTGCCAGGATCGCCGGGCATGTGCTCGTCCATGCCATCGTCGTTGTCGTCCTCGTCGGGCAGCTGCTCGTACACCTCGTCCCAGATCATGGTCCGGTCGAACTGAGGATTGATCAGCGCTCCGATGGGCGGCTTGCCCACGTTGTCGTGGATCAGGGTGTCGTTGATGATGTAGTCCATGGCGTGGTTCGCCTTGCCCTTGCTGAAGGTTTTCAGGTCGGGGCCGACGCCCAAATCCATGTAGTACTTGAGTCGAGTGGGGTGGTGCATGATCACGTGCAGGATCTCGTGCGCCAGCACGAACACGCGTTCATCCACCGACCGACACTTCTCCTTGAACCACTTCGGGTTCACGAACAGGTACTTCGCGTCCGTCCCTGCTGTCGCCACAGATTCCGTTTCCTCGATCTGTAACAGGTCCAACAGGAGCACCGCAAAGAACGGGTGCTTGTGGATCAGGGTCGCAATCGCTTCAGTCAACTCGTATGAACGAGCCATCAGCGTTCTCCTTTAGAACCAATCGACGTTGCCCATATCTGCGAGTACCTGCTTGGCGTTGCCCGCCACCAGTGCCGCAGTGCCCTTGTCCTCACGCAGAGTCTCGATCGGATAGCGCAGGAGGTCCTGCTCGATCTTGTCGATCAGCTGTCCGAAGCGCTCGCTGCCGGTGAGGTTCATGCTCCGTGCGAGGGAGCACAGTGACTGCGTGTTGGTGAGCATGGACTCGTAGAGCTTGGTCTTTTCACCAGCCCCCGCCTTGCCCAGCTGCTCAGCCATGCGCTGCACTTCCTCGGTGAGCCTGTCTCTGAGATCCGACATTGCGTTGTTCACCTGCGTTCGGGTCTGGTCGGCGAGCCGTTCGCCCAGCGCCTCGGCCAGCGCAGCCGGGACTGACAGTCGAGTGAAGTCACCCACTGTCGGCATCGGGCGCAGCTCGATTACCACACTGAACAGGTTGGGAACATCGGCCGCCTTGGGATAGGCGTTCGGGTCTGCCATGTCGCTGAGGTTGGCGATGGCCTGCGCCACACGCTCGTCCCATACGGACTGGAGGTTGAGCACGGTGTCATCGTAGCCGCGCTTCATCTTGGCCGTGTCAGCTAGGAACTGCATGGCATCGGACGTTGCGATCAGGCGTGACCCCTTCTTCGCACCCTCGGAGTTGAGGGACCAGGGCAGGGTCCGTGAGTACACGAACGTGCGCAGCGCCACGATCTGTGCCTTCACTGCCTTCAGCTCGGTGTCCGCTGAAGCCAGCAGCTTCATGCGGAACTTGCCTGCGTCCGCAGTGGCGTGCTTCGCAGCTACCACCTCGTCGCTCACCTGATGGTTGATCCGCTCGCCGCCCCATGCACGGAACGAAATGTCCACGAGCATGTAGTTGGAGGCGAGTGCGTCGTTGAGTTGGATGTTGTCGTGCATCTGCATTACTCCAGAACGTTGGTGACGAGCGCACGGTTCTTGCCGATCCAGGCACCGAGTGCCTTGCTGTTGATCAGCGTGCCGCCCGACCGCTTGATGAGCGATACAGCAGCGGACACCTGGATCTCACGCGGCAGCCGCTCGATGTACTGCCACAGCTTGTCGACGTTGGTGGGCTTGGCGTAGTGGATGCACAGCTGGACCGCTGCATACGCTGCGTCCAGTGCGTCCGGGCACTTCGCCTTGCTCGGGTCCTTCTCGATGTCCTCGATGTCGGGCAGCTTGTCGTGCAGCTTGAAGAACGCGAACATCTGCGCCGACGTGCCGTCGCCCACGTGGCCAGCCACCACCTGTTGGGTGAGCGGGTCGTTGGGGAGGTCCATCTTCACCTTGCCCTTGGCGTCCTTGCCCGCCTTGATAGCGAGGAACTTGACAGCCTCGGTGTACGACCGGGCCGTGCTGAAGGGACCGTCGGATGTGGGCACGGAGTCAGCGAACACTGCGCCGGGGAACTTCTTGGCGAAGGCCACGCCCATCGGGTGCAGTTCCTTGCGCTCGGCCCACACCGACCAGCTGATCACGTCGTTGTCCATGTTGATCACGCACTCACGGTTCGTGAGATGCATCGGCGGACGGATCACACCGGCACGGTCAGCGACACGGTTCGATGCCGACACCACCATCCACCCCTCGGGCAGCCGGCGTGTACCGAACAGCTTGCTCAGGATGATTGGCGCTGTCGCCTTCTGGGTGAGCAGGTCTGCTGCGTTGCGCTCGTCCAACACGAAGATGCCCCTCGGGTACTTCTTCAAGTACTCGTCAGACGGGAACATCGGCGAGCGTGTGAAGTACGACGCCGCCTCGCCGTTGGCATCCTTGGTGGGGACCAAGAAGCCACGGATATCTGGTGCGTCCAGCGTTGGCAGCAGCCAGGCTTCCTCTGCGTCACCGCAGAACCCAAATTCCTCGCCGTACCGATCGCTCAGTAGCTTGCGAATGTCGAACTTCAGCACGTCCGACTTGCCGCAGCCCGGCGGGCCGACGAGATGAACGGCAGTGCGGGCTTCGTACAGGTCAGGAAAGACCTTGATCAGGTCCAGCATTCTCATTGATGCATCTCCATTTGATACACGCAGGACGGGCTGCGTGCGCCCCGTTACTCAGGATATTGAGTTGGCCAGCTTCAGCATCAGCTTGCCGGTCTCGAGCGCCTTGACCCAGTCCTCCGGGGTCATGCGCTTGATGTGTTCTTCGAACTCAACGCGAGTCCAGATAGCAGTCGAAGTGACAGCGACGAACGGTCCACTATCACGGCGCGCATACTCGGGTGTCGGGGTACAGCTGTGCACTGCACGCAGGGCATCGAACACCCTGCCGCTTAGTCCGTGCGGCGCCCCGCCCTGTGCCTCGCGCGCCAGTATCACCAGCGTCTTGAGTAGTTCCTGGTCCATATACAGCTCGTAGGCTTCATCCCACGGGATGCAGATGTGACTGCGGAACTGTGCTTGTGTGTCTCCAAGGTGACTCGACTCGGCCATCGAGAACACGTGCATCACACTCACTGGTCGAAGCCATCCTTCTGTGGTTCCGGTGCCACCTCGTCGATGTTGGACACCAACGAGTGGGCCATAGCCTTCATGCCTAGCACCGTCTCCGGCTTGACCTTGCGGAAGTCGATGCTGTTGGGGGTGACAGTGAACAGCGAGAACGTATCGGATGCGTCCGCTGACTTGGGCACAGCTCGTCGCACCTCCATGCTGTAGCCACGGTGTAGTGCTACAGCCGCAGCGAAGAACACCGCTTCGCCTAGGTCAACGCACTCATGCGTAGCACCGGAGGAATAAGGCTTGCCGATCTGGAAGTGAGGGACGGGGTTGCCGTCGTTGTCCACCACCATGTCACGCCTTCGATCCCTTGCGGGTGCGGCTGCCTTCCCGCTTCCACCAATCCAGGCGGGTAGCCAGCTCGTGGTTGTCGGGAAACATGCGCAGCGTCCTCGCCATGCGGCGCATCTTGTTCTTGATGCTGCGCGCAAAGTTGCCTGCGAACTGCGTCTTGTTCGACGCCTTGCCCTTCTGCCGCTGCTGGGCCTTGCTGATTTCAGCCATTTCAGTTCACCTCGTTCTTGGATGGAAGGTCCACACCGTAGCGGACGCGGTAGAGATCACGGTACAGGACGTCAGTGCGACTGATCAGGCGAGCGTACACATCGACGCCTCGCTTCTTGTTCGCAGCTCGCAGTGTCTGCGCGTAGTTAGCCAGCGCACCCATGACGAGATCGATGTCATGCTCGTCGATGAATCCTTCATTTTCTTGCATCGCCGTAGCTCCTGTTCATCCAGCTTTCAATCGGGATACGGCTGAGCCAGTCGGATACGGTCGGGATGATGCCGCCGCAGTCCTCGCGGACGTGCTGCTCACCGATGTAGCGGACGGGCACAGTCTTGCCTGCGCTGTTCACGATGGACTTGCCGAACACGCGTTCGCATTCGAAGATCCCGTGCGAGTGATGCCGCAACGCACGGTGGCGGCAGTCAGCCCACAGTTCCTTCGTCGCATCGAACCAGTCGTGTATGGCCTGGTAGTCCTCGGCCTTGCCGCCGAACTTACGAGCCGAACTCTCGGCGTGGTACACGGTGCTTGTCATCGCCGCACCATGGTCTGACAGTCAGCCGAGCCAGGCACGTACTCGACACAGCGCCAGACTTCGTGGTCGTAGTCAGCATTGGCCTGTCCTAGCACGTAGCCAACAGCCACGCCGCTGCATCCTGCTATGGCCAGCATCAGCCACAGCGCGAGAATCAAGTACCTCATCCACGTATCCTCCCGATCTTCGGGTTGTGGTCGTGGCAGGACCAGCGATACACACCGTCCGGCCACTTGTTGCCCGACGTTGCTTCGTTCTTGCAGCCAGCAGCGAAGCATGCAGCTACCAGCTCCATGCAACGGCATTGCGGACACGCTTGGATTGTCTCGCCCGGATCGAACGGATTCGGTGCCGTGAGTGGGTCGACGCCCACCCATCCGCAGCGATGGTTGTCACACTTCAACTTGTCGGTCATTGTCGTACCCTTCGATGAACTTCAGTGCGCTCACGATAAGGCAATCGGTGCGCAGGCATCCAGCGTGACAACTATGGACTTGGCCAGGGTCGATTGAATCCCTGTATCGGCGGAGTCGATGAAGCAGCGCGTGCCTTGGCGCCCTTCGCCGCTCAGCACGTATCTCCTCGTACTCCACACGAGCCTCGGCCAATGCGAGTCGGCACTCAAGGCACTCGACTTGCACGTTGTTGTGCACACACCACTTGTCCATACGTCACCTCGGATTATCGGGGTCGATGCTGCGCATCAGGTCCTCGATATCATCGTAATCGGTATCCTCGGTCGATACGACGTTTTGTTCGTGGTGATGGGTCATGCTGTCATCAGCGAGATCCCATTCGAACCAGCCCTGGCTGCCTTCGTTGTTCACGTCCCAGCCACGCACATCGAGGATGCTGTAGCACAGTTCTTCGAAGGACTTGGCCATGACGTGACTGCCGAACGGGTTGTCCACCCGATCGCCCTTCGCGTCGTAGTACGTGATTTCGTCTATCTGGCCGGAGTCACCCGACCCTGCGTACTCGACGCGGACTTTCTTCACGCCATCAGCGGTCAGCACTAGCGCCCACTTGGCAAGCCAAGCGTTCACGCTGTTGCGTTGTTCCTCCTGATAGGCGGCAAGCTCGGGGCTGGATGTGGGTCCTTTCTTCTTGGCCACGGTCAGTCCTTCGGCTTGCGGTACGTGCGGCCGGTGGCGATGTTGGGCACGCTGCCGTGGTTACGCGCGGAGCGAGCCAGGTGGGCCTGCGGCGTGCTCACGTGCAGGTAGCGAGCGAAGCCGTGGTTACGCGGCGTCGCCTTCATCTGCTGCCACTTGGCCTTCTGAGTCGTCGAACTGGGGGTCCCCATTGCCTTCTCCTTTCGCCCATAGGCGAATCAGTTCTGATGCAGGCTTGATGTTTGGGCTGCGGTGGTCGGTGAAGAACGCGTCCATCTCAGCCAGGGTTGGGTGCCGACACTCAGCCACCCAGTTCTGCCAGCCGGCGCGGGCGGCAGCCAGCATGACGGATTCGACGCTAGGGAAGAACCCCAGCACCTCGCCCGTCTCTGGATTACGAACCGTGTGGACCATCGCCGCACGATGCTTCGGTGTTGTCGTCATTGGGCACCAGGAAGCCCCGCACGTCGATGTTCTCGACGTGATCGAGACATGCGCTCCACTGTCCCTCGCGCCGGCGCATGTAGATAGCATGGAGCACCTCGTGTAACTCCAGCTGGGCACTGAGATGCGCCTCGCGGGCGATGCGGACACGCCGCTCGACCTGCTCGCGGAGCATCTCGAGCTTCCACATGGGCAGCCGAGGGGTGATCTTGGGTTTCAACGCAGGCATGGTGTCCTCGTAGTGAAAGAAGGGGCTGGGTGGGGAGTCGGGGCCTCATTGGGATAACCGCCATCCACCCAGCCGTGTCCCCACTGCATGTTAGCCTCAGAGCGCCCCAATGGGGACCGAAGACGCTCCGATTGGTGCTGCGATTAACCCGTACCCCGCAGCTCAGGCCGCCACACATGGCTTGCACTTGGGCGGGTCAGCCTGTTGGGGTGCCCGCTTGCCGCCATGCCTCAACGGATCGAAAGGGGAGAGTGGGGGCGGAACGTGGACCGCTTGCGTCGTTGGACGCACCTCTACACCCACCCAGCGACGCAGCCACCATAGGGCACGCTGCAACCTTGCGCTGTTCTCCCGAAACTTGGCCGTGCCCTTGCGAGGCTGACGGGACGGCGGCTCCGAACGACCTTTCATGCCGGTGGTCGATCTTCCGCGCCACTGTTTCGGCGTGGCCGCCCTACTCCGCTGCAAGTCAGCGGTAACTGTGCGCACACTGTAACTGCGTACGCAGCGATGATTGGTGCCGCCAGTCAGAGCCGGGCGGCGCGGCTAAGAGGACAAGTGTAGGGGAGATCACTTGTCCCGGAATCGTGGCCACTTGGCGGGCCTTGTCCAGTCACTTGTCTAGTGGACCGGAGGTGAAAACGCTTGGCCGCTCAGCCACTTGGCGCACTTGTCCCACTTGTCCAGTACTTCAAAACAGAAGGGCTTTATATACTCTCTCACCCGCTAGGTCGCATTGACCCAGGGTATACCCCCCTTTTATAGGGTGTATAGATAGTAGTAGACAAGTAGGACAAGTAATATATATATAGAGAAATCTATATTGGGGATCAATGACTTAGCATCGATCTACTTGTCCACTGCCCCGCGAAAACGCTAGACAAGTGGCCGGACAAGTCCATTTTACTGGACAAGTGGCGAGGTGGCGAAGCCTCTTGGATACGTACTCAGGGGAGAATACGCATCAAAGAGGCTTGGCGGCTGAGTATTCAGCCGCCAAGCCGCGTCGCGGTGCTGTTACGCGGCGGCCTGAAGCTTGGAGGCTTCGACCCACAGCGTCGCCAGCAACTCACGGGCTTCGGGGGCGACCTTGGCGGTGCCGTCCGGATTCAGCCCGTCCTCGTTCGCCTTACGCTTCAGGTACGCGACGACCTGAGCGACGTTCAGCGTGGAGTAGCCCTTCTCCGCCACGAGGTCGGCGAAGGAGGTCTCGTAGGCTCCGTCGATGTCGAACATCTCCGGGGTCCGGGACTTCAGCAACTTCGCGCCCCAGCCGCCCGACTTGTCGAACGTGAAGGTGGCAGCACCCGCGCTGAAGTGACCGTACCAGTGCGCCAGGGCCTTGACTCGCTGTCCGTTCGGCAGCGCGTCGAGCAACTTCACCGCGAGGGTGTAGTCACCGTGGTCCCTGATGTGAGCGAGAGTCGAAACCGCGACGACGTGGATCTCGTTCTGGAGAGCCTTGCCGATCTTCTTGATGCGGTCGATCTTCTTGCCGCACGTGGCCTGATCGAGAATGGTAAAGGTAGTCATAGAATTGAACTCCTGTGGCGCTTTCGGATGGGGCTCACAACCCCGGACCTTGGTGGACGATTCCACCCCGCTGCACCCCCGCGAGGAGGTGCAGAAGGCTAGAGCATCAGCCCCAACTGGCGATAACCCGCTTCATCTCGGCACGGTCGAGGCACTTGTGCACCCCAGTCGGAGGCTTGCGCTTGTAGCCGCCGCCCCACCCCGTCGGTTTGACCACGCGAACGAAGGACACGCGCGGTGCACCTTGCGAGCGCAGGATCATGGACCAATTCGTTTTCATGGCTCGGACCCCTAGTGCAGCCGCCGCGTGATTGCTGCGGCTGTAGTAGGGATTCCCGGTGCGGTCGCGCGTGGTGCTCTTTGGGTCGCACCCCGTCCCCGCTCACGCGGCCGGGAGCCGCGAGAAACTTTTACTTGTTGCCAGAGAGTTACGAGGCTCTCCGACCGACCGGGCGCACGACGCCACTCGCGCGGGACCGACCCAAGTGTGAGGACTCTGCCTCGTAGCCTCAGTATCCCCGCGACTTGATTTCGCGTGACGGAGGGGTAATCACCCCGCTCCGGGGAGGGCTCGCTATCCACCGTTCCGGGCTCAGTCGGGCGTGCATACTCGGGGCGAACACCTTTGGGGTGCAGGCTGCCGTGCGCGCGGACCTTGCGAGGTCTAGCTTCGGTGCGGGTTAGACTTACGGGGTGCTCGCAACACGCTTGCGCTCGTCCTTCCAACCATAGGGAAAACCGCGTTATGTCAAACCCCTCCCCCACTGGCCACGGGGGGTGGGGGTGGCCCCCTTTCCTATCTCACTCAGGCATATCAGATCGAAAAATTTGACATACCCACGTTCTACCCCTATCCTGCCCGCATGAGCTCACTCCTCCCAGACATATGGTCCAAGACCTTCCTCTCGAAGATGAAAGACCGTAGCCGGTTCGAGGACCTGGTCTCCCCCGCGCACCTGGAGCCCCGGGACACATGGGCGCCAAGCGGCGAAACCTTCGAGGAAGCCGTGGCCTGGGCCCGCCTCCTCAACATCACAGTCACCAAGCCACGTCAGGGCGCCATGGCCGAGAACTTCGTCCTTACCGCGCCTGGCGCCATCCCACGAATGATTCCCATCTGCTCACCCACGGAGCTGATTGATGTCCTACGCCGCCTTGCAAGCAGCACCTCCAACACCTTCATCCACGAAGCGCCGAGTCCGGCACAACCAAAGGTATGCCATGGCCGTATCACCGTTCGCCGCTGAGCTCGAGACGTACGCTAAGATGATCGGCGGCAATATGATCTACATCGCCGAGCATCAGTCGTGGACCATCACGTTCCCGACGCCAGACGGCAAGGCGGCAATGATTCGAATCGACGAAGGCACTCCGCTAGACGACGCGGTGGCAGCCTTGGCTACCGCGTACCAGGAAACCCACCGGAGAACGACTGATGTCTGAGAAAGTGAAAGTGAACATCTACATGAGCCCTGACATGCTCACGGCTCTGAAACGCCTCGCGCGCCTCACCGACCGGCCATATGCCGAAGTCGTGCGGCTCGCGTGCAAGCAGTACATCCTGGCGAACGCCGAGAGCATCGCGGCGGAACGCAAGGCCATGGACAAGGTGAGCAATCCGTGACCAACCCCATGCCGGTCCCCGCTGGCGTATCCCAGGCCGACGCGCGTCTGGCATGGGAACTCGTGGCCGGGATCTCGTCGATCGGCGACATCATGCGCCGGCACAACCTTGGCTTCGACGAACTCGATGCCAAGAAACGTGACCCTGTGTTTGCCACCATGCTCGAGCAGTACAAGAAGCACTGGAACTCTGAGCTGTCGGTGAACCAGCGCGTCACGCTCAAGGCGGCGCTGCTGACCGAAGACTCCCTGCTGGACGTGTACGCGATCATCAAGGACGTCGAGGCCAGCCCGGGGCAGAAGCTCGAGGCGTTCGGCGCGCTTGCGAAGGCAGGCGAGGTCGGCGCCCAGCGCAAGGACACTGGGGGGCCAGGCTCCCCGGTACACATCACGATCAACGTGCCGGGCAAGTCGGGAGTTACAATAGACGCTACTCCGATAGAGGAGATCAGCGATGACAACGCCTAGCTGTTCAGGCTGTAAGTACGCGTCTGGCCCTCTCCCTCCTCCTGGACATGAGGCCGGGCAGTACTTCTGCCATCGATACCCGCCAAGCCGCCACGTACCTGAGTGGCATGGCGTCTTCCCGCTCGTACGCGACTGCTGCTGGTGCGGCGAGCATAAACCGGGCACACCTACGCCGCCCGACATTGGAGATATTCCGTGACCGATGAAATCCCTCAGACTGGTGAAGTCCTGCAGGCCGCGCCGGCGGATCCCGCCAAGGTTTGGCCGCAAGAGCCCCCTGCTCACACGCACGTGTACGGGTTCATCGACCCGGCGTGGAACGTGCAGATGGTGGCTATGACCGTCGATACCTGGCAGGACATCATCAGGGACGTGAAGATCATGAAGGCCAGGCTCGATCAGCTTTCGGCCGAGAACATCGAATTCAGGCAGGGTCGCAATCCTGCCGGCGAGGGTGGTAGGATCCTCACCCTCGATAAGCTCCGCAACAACTGAGGCAGCATCATGCGCACGGACACGTTTTCGAAATGGGCGCTGGGCGCCCTGGTTCTTCTCACCGTTCTGGTGTTCGTCCTCCTGGGTCGCTCGGTGCACGCTGCCGACGCCACGCTGACGTGGACGCACCCGACGCAGCGCGTGGACAATACGCCCATCACGCTCGCTGACATCCGTGAAACCCAGCTCGACTGGGGTGTGTGCGGAGTTGGCAATACGTTCCCCGCCACGCCTGCCGGCACGAAGGCTGTGCCAGCGCCGGGTACTACGACCGTGGTGACTGGGCTTGCGTATGGGACCTGGTGCTTCCGCGCGCGGAGCGTCGACACTGGCGGTCTGGTATCGGACAACACCGGCACTGTGTGGAAGCAGTTCATTGCTCCTCCGAAGCCGCCGGTGCTGAGCGCCACGATTACCGTCGCCTACGAGATCAACATGAACTCGTGGGGCGAGATCAAGTTGGGCGCGCGGGTCGGTACGGTTGAACAGGGAGCTCCCTGCGTCGACAACCCGATTATGACCAACAAGGGTGAGTACTTCGAAATCGACCGTGCCAACGTGGTGCTGTCGAAGGAACCGAAGTCCTCGATCATCGTCACCCAGTGCAGCTGGCAGGGATGAAGCCGATCGACTATTTCAACCTGGCCAGGCTGCTAGTGATAGCAGCCTTGGTCTATCTCCTCGTCACTGTCTGCGCGGGCTCTGACGGCGCGTGGCTGTGGCCTTCAAAGGTGTAATCCAATGAATCCTACTGCACAAGGCGCAGTCCGATCGAAGGCGATCTGGCTCGGTTTCCTGATCATGCTGATGGGCTACCTGCAAGCCAACATCGCGACACTGGCTCCGTGGGTGGATCAAAAGTACATCGGCCTGGGCAACATGCTTCTCGGCCTGTTCGTGATGATCGTGCGGTTCTACACGGATCAGTCGCTGGCCGATAAGGGCCGCGCGTAACGCGTGGACCTGAACTACACTCCGCCGCCCACCCTTGGGCGGTTCATGGCTTCGGATGCCCGGGTCCGCATCGTTCGCGGACCCGTTGGTTCGGGTAAATCTACCGTCATGGTAGTAGAGATGCTGCGCCGCGCATGCGAGCAAGCTCCCGGGCCTGATGGCATCCGACGCACCCGGGGTGTGATTGTCCGAAACACTCTCGGCCAATTGCTCACGACCTCGCTCGAGACCATCAAGACAGTGATCCCGCCGGAGATCATGTCGTACAAGGTCAGCACCCACACGGTGCACATCCGGTTCAACGACGTCGACTCAGAGTGGATCCTCCTCCCACTCGATACGCCAGAGAACGTCCGGCGCCTGCTGTCGTTGGAGATCACATTCGCCTGGCTGTCTGAGCTGCGCGAGATCCCCGTGAAGATCCTCGAAGACGTGTTCGGCCGTTGCGGCCGCTACCCGTCGAAGATGCGCGGAGGCCCCACGTGGTATGGCGTCTTCGGTGAGACGAACTCGTTCAGCGAGGACGACGCGTGGTTCACCAGGCTCGAGCTCGAGCGGAATCCCAGCTGGGGCTACTTCATACAGCCGGGCGCGCGGGACCCGGGGGCCGAGAACCTCGAGAACCTGCAGCCCAACTACTACGCTGACCTGGTAGAGAACAACACGTTCGAGTGGACCGAGCAGTACATCGACAACAAGGTGACGCCTTCGCTGTCAGGCGAGGCTGTCTTTCGTGCGTCGTTCCGTCCGGACTTCCATATCGCGAGCCAGATCCTCCAACCGGTGCCGCACACCATGCTGATTACCGGCATGGACTTCGGACGGTCGCCGGCGGCGGTCATCACCCAGATGGATCCGCGCGGCCGCATCCTCGTACTTGCGGAGAGCATCAGTGAAAACATGGGAATCGAGCAGTTCTGCGCTACGCAGTTCCGCCCAATCATTGCTGAGACACAGTTTGCTCGCCTACCTATCGGTGTCGTTGGCGATCCTGCTGGCCGCATCCGTTCTCAGATTGGCGAAGAAAGCATATTCGACGCGCTCAAGAGACTCGGGCTGAGCGCGCAGCCGGCGCAGACCAATGCCATCGACCCCAGGCTCCGCGCCGTCGAGAAATGGTTCCTACAACAGCGGGATGGTGGCCCCGCGATCGTGATCAGTCCTCGCTGCGAGAACCTGATACGTGCGCTACGGGCGAAGTATCGGTATGCTAAGCGCAAGGATGGCCAGCTGCACCCCGAACCGGTCAAGGACCACCCCTGGTCCGACATCGCGGACGCCCTGCAGTACGCTGTCCTTGGACATTCGACCCGAGTCACGGCAAGATTCATGCGCCCGAGGCGTGATGAGTCCCGAACTCAGGTCCCGAGACCCTCCGGGTGGACCTAAAACAGCGAGTGAATCCCGAAAATGGCTGCAATTCCGATGCCCCAAGGCCGTGGAACCCTCCGGGTAGTGAGCCCGAAGGGCCTGCAGGACGCTGAGAAGGTCGCAAAAGCGATCGATACGGCCAAGGAGCCGGTTCTTGACGACCTCGCAGCCCACGTCAGGCGGAAATTTGACGCCGCGAAGCGCCATCGGACGAGTTCCCTGGTCGATTTGAAGCTCATCACTGCCATGCGCGCCTTCAACGGGGAGTACAGCCCCGAAAAGAAGGCCGAAATCTCGAAATTTGGGGGTTCAGAGGTCTACGCTAGGGTCACAGCGACCAAGTGCAGGGCCGCGACGGCGCTTTTGCGCGACATTTACCTGTCAGCGGAGCGTCCGTGGAGCATCGAGCCCACCCCGGTGCCGAAACTGCCCGGTTCCGTCGAGCAGGACATCGCAACCGTGGTCGGAGGCGAGGCCCTGAACCTGATCATGAACGGCCAGCCGGTCGACAAGACCGCCGTGGCCAAGCGGAAGCAGGAATTGACCATTGCCGCCCTCCTGGAGGAGCGGAAGAAGGCCGCGATCCAGGCTACGGCGGCCGAACGCAAGATGGACGACATTCTGATCGAAGGCAGCTTCTGGAACGCCTTCTCTGAGTTCCTGGCTGACCTCCCCGTGTACCAGTGCGCCATCATCAAGGGCCCGACCGTGCGAAACACGGAGCGGCTCGAGTGGTCGGAGACCGGGGAACCGAAGATCAGCCAGCGGCCGCAGTTCTTCTGGGACCGCGTCTCGCCGTTCGACCTCTGGTTCACTCCCGGCGCGACGAGCATGCTCCGCACCGATACATTCGAGCGGCAGCGCTTCACGATCTCTGACCTGTACGACCTGATCGGCCTTCCCGGCTACCGCGAGGAGGCGATCCGCGACGTGATCAACCGCTTCGAGACGGGTGGGCTCCGCGAGTGGGGCCTGACGTTCGAGGAGGAGCGTCGACAGATGGAGAATCGCGGCGACTCCAGTTCCGCCGACGATCAGCTCATCGACTGCATCGAATTCCAGGGCTTCGTGCTCGGCAAGCACCTCACGGACTACGGCATCAAGTCCGTGAACGATCCGCAGAAGCCGTACTTCATTACGTGCTGGCTGATTGACCGCCATGTGATCAAGGCCATGCTCAACCCGAACCTGCGCAAGCGGCCGAACTACTACCTCACGAGTTTCGACAAGATGCCTGGCACCATCTACGGTTCCGGCATCGCGGAGCTGATGGGCGACGTCCAGGACGTCATGAACGCGACGCTGCGTTCGCTCGTGAACAATATGTCGATCGCCTCCGGCCCGCAGGTGTTCTACAACGAGGAGCTGGTCAACCCCAACCAGGACGACTCGCTATACCCGTGGAAGCGATGGAAGTTCACGACTGATCCGGCCAACCCTGGCGGCCAGCCGGTAGGCTTCTTCCAGCCGAGCTCGAACGCGCAGGAACTTCTGTCCGTGTTCGGCTCGTTCAACATTCTGGCCGACGAGGTGTCGGCGATCCCGCGCTACATGACCGGCGATAACCGCGTTGGCGGTGCTGGCCGGACTGCGTCGGGCCTGGCCATGCTCATTTCGAACGCCAACAAGGCGCTCCAGAACGTGGCCGAGAATATCGACCGCGACGTGTTTGGTCCGCTGCTGCAAGCGCTGTACGATCTCGTGATGCTGACAGACGACAGCGGTCTCCTGCGAGGAGACGAGTCGATCAAGGTCAACGGCGTACGCAACGTGCTGAAGCAGGAGCAGGACCGGGTCAGGCAGCTCGAGTTCCTCCAGCTCACGGCGAACCCGATCGATGCACCGATCGTCGGACCGAAGCGAGCGGAGATCCTGCAGCAAGTCGCAAACCGGATCGGGCTCGAAGTGGACATCCCAGATCCGGGCGATCAGAATGCCGCGCAGGTTGGGAACCCTGCGGTTCCTCCGGGCATCGAAGGCGGTGCGGCAGTGCAGGCTGGGTTCAACCCCGCCGGCACCGCGACGCCCACGCCGGCGGTCTCGGACAACTCGCAGCCCAGGCTCCAGACCATGTCGACAAACAACGTGTCAGCTCGCAACAACATCGGGTAACATCATGGCTAGCAAGAAAGGTTTCATGGAAGGCATGCGTGAGAAGCGCATGGGCAAGTCAGGATCCAAGCGCCACGAGGCGATGGAGTCGAAGTCGTACAAGGCCGCAGAGCGCAAGGGCGAGAAGAAGTCCAAGCGCGGCTGCTGATCAGGAGAATCGCATGTCCAGCTCGTACCAGGCGTCGAAGACGCACGTGAAGTTCCCGGTGTCGAAGGGCTCGCCGAAGCCGACGAAAGTCGTCTCGAGCGGCAAGGGCGCCTTCGTTCCGACGTCGGCTGACTGTTCGAAGGCGGGCGAGTCCATGGCCGGCAAGCCGGGCAAGGGCTTCACCGCGAAGGGGACTGGCTGATGGCTAGCACCCCCGGCAAGCCGTACCCGAAGAACGGGCAGTTCGGCAAGCGCGAGATGGCTCCGGGCAAGAGCGTGAGCGAGCAATCGCTCATGTTCGGCGAGACTGTGCAGCTTCCGGGCGGAGTCGATCCGCTCCGGAAGTACACGCGCAACTACACCCCGGGCGACCCGGAATCCGCTGGTCAGATCATCCCGCCGTCGAGCCTTAGCGACCGATGATCAAGGGTATGTTCCGAGCCACGGCGGACCAACAGGTCCTCGCCGAGCTGAGGACTTCCTCGCAATTCCGATTTTGTATTGATAAGATCCGTAAGGCTCAGGTCGATGCGATGGCGGATCTAATGTACGCAACCCCACAAGATCTACCTGCGAAGCAGGGTTACGCCCGCGCGCTGACCGAGCTCGTCAACGAACTCACAAATTCCGGAGAATGACCATGTCGGCGACCCCGCGCGCAGTGAAACGTCAGGTTGAAGAAGCGAATCGACTCCTCGCCACTCTCTCGGCCAAGCCTGGCGAGACGCCGCCGGCCCCCGCCGCCGACGCACCGCCGCCGCCGACGGACAATACGCCGGCTCCGACGGACAATACGCCGGCCGCCGCTGCTCCTGCGCCTGCGCCTGCGCCTACTACGACAGTCAGCGACGCCCCTCCTCCGCCGGCCCCCGAGCCGACTCCGGACTTCCAGCAGAAGTACAGTGTCCTGAAGGGCAAGTACGACAAGGAGATTCCGGAGCTCAAGGCTACGGTCTCAGAGTTGGTAGAACGCAACCGTCAGCTCGAGAACATGATCGCGCAGCTGGCTGATCGCGCTGTGCCTGTCCCGCCGACCGCAACTTCGTCGAAGCTGATCAAGCCGGAAGAACAGGAGGAGTATGGCGCGGAGTTCTTCGATGTCGTCGGTCGCCGCGCGAAAGAGATCGTCGAAGCAGAGCTCGCTCCCTTACGGCAGCGGGTGGAACAGCAGAACGCCCACACTGGCCGTGTGAGCGAGGAACAGCGCAAGCAAGCAATTGCGGAAGCCCTGACTGATAGCGTCCCCGGGTGGGAGGCGATCAACACGAGCCAGGACTTTCTTGCATGGCTGGGGAATCGTGATGTATTCTCTGGCAAGGTGAAGCGTGAGCTTCTAACTGAGGCCTTCCAGGACGGCGACGCGGCCCGCGTTGTCGGTTTCTTCAAGGCCTTTCAGGAAGACTCGGCCTCGGCACCAGCTCCGACAGCACGGACCCCGTCCGTAGACGCCGGAACACTGGTTGCCCCAGGGACTCCCCGCAGCGGTAGTCCGGCTGAAGCTCCTGGTGGTGGCCGCATGTGGACGCAGGCTGAAGTGAGCCAGTTCTATGCGGATGCGCGTCGCGGGCGGATCCCTGCTGAGCGGAAAGCTCAGATTGAAAAAGAGATCATCCGTGCGGCGGCAGAAGGGCGTGTGACGTAACCATCATGAGCACGGAGTCTTTCAATCATGGCATATCCAATTTCTGGCAGTCCGTATAGCGGTTCTGCTGCAAGTCCGGCCTACGCCGGCGTCTTCATCCCGACCATCTGGGCGGGCAAGTTCGTCGAGAAGTTCTACGACGCGACGGTCCTGGCTGCGATCGCCAACACGGATTACGAAGGCGAAATCCGCAACATGGGCGACACGGTCAAGATCCGGACCCGTCCGACGATCTCGATCGCCAACTACGAGGCCACGCAGGCCCTCGTGGTCACCCGTCCGAGCGCGCCTTCTGTTGACCTGAACATCAACAAGGGCAAGTACTTCAACACGGTCCTCGACGACGTGATGGAAGTGCAGGCTGACGCCGACCTTCTGAGCCTGTGGGCGGACGACGCCTCCGAGCAGATGAAGATCGCGGTCGACACCGACGCGCTGGCCTACAGCGTGTGGAACACCGGCACCGTCGCGGCCAACAAGGGCCAGACCGCCGGCCGTCTCAGCGGTGACATCCGCCTCGGCATCACGACCGCCCCGGCGTACGTGAACGTGGCTGCCCAGGGCACCGGCGCTGGCGACACGAACGCGAACGATCGTTCGGTCATCGACCACCTGGTCGACATGGGCCAGGTTCTGGACGAGCAGAACATCCCGGAAAACGGCCGCTTCGTGATCGTCCCGGCGTGGTACGCCTCGATGATCAAGCGTTCGGAACTCCGTGATGCGTCGATCGCCGGTGACGGCGTGTCGATGCTGCGCAACGGCCGACTCGGCATGGTGGATCGCTTCACGATCTACGTGTCGAACCTGCTGCCGTCGGGCGTCGCGGGTGGAATCGCTGCTGGTGAGTTCGCGATCTACGCGGGCCACAAGCAGGGCCTCACCTTCGCGTCGCAGATGACCAAGGTCGAGACGCTCCGTTCCGAGAGCACGTTCGGCACCCTGCTCCGTGGCCTCCAGGTCTACGGTCTGGGCGTGGTCGACGGCACGTGTCTCGTGACGAGCATCGTCGCCAAGGGCTAATCTCTCACCCCCTCATGGGGACTGGCCCTAGGGGGGTCACTCTGAAAAGGGTGACCCCCCTTCTTCTTGGAGATACCCGTGGCCAAGACGCTAGATGACCTGGTAGCTGAAATCCGGCTCATGCTGAAAGACCGGCGTGAGCCCTATCGCTACTCTCAAGCTGACGTACTCGAGGGGATCAACACGGCGTTTCGCGAAGTGAAGCGGCTACGGCCCGACGCGTTCGTGGAATACGTGACCGTGACTGAACCCGCGTTCCTGCCGATCGCCATGCCGGACTACACGGAGGCCGATCTGGCGCAGGATCCACCCACTCCGCTCCCCATAGAGGAGATGTTCTACAACGCGATCGTGTATCACGTGGTAGGCAAGATCCAGCTTGGAGACGACGAGTTCGCCGTGGATAATCGTGCCATGACCCTGCTCGCGGCATGTCGCCAGATGTTGATGGGGAGCTGAGCATGAGCAAACTGTTTGCTGACATCGCTGGTGCCACTACCGCGAACGATGGCGTAACGCTAGAGGTATGGATGCAACCTCTGCGGTCGCGCCTGGCTGGCGCCACCGAAGCTCTGATCCTGAGCGAGCTGATGGCTACCGTCCGCGAGTTCTACCTGCAGTCGAATGCATGGCGAGAACAGATTGGCCCGTACTCCATCTACGCCGACCGTGACCTGGTGTTCCTGAACCCGGTCGACAACTACTCCAATGTGAACTACATCTGGGGCGTGTGGATGCAGTTGGCGGACGACAACCGGATCGACCTGAAGCCCCAGACGGTCCGTGTGACGAACAACCAGACTGGCCAGCCGACGCACTACCAGTGCGCTGACCCGTACGTAGTGCGCCTCTGGCCGATGCCCGAGGTGAATATGGGCATGGTCCTGTATGTGGACTGTTCCCTGGTTCCGCTGCCGGACGCTACCAGGCTCCCGAATCTTGCCGCGTCTCACCACTATGACGCTATCCTCGACGGCACCATGGCACGAATGCTGATGATGCCGAACAAGCCATGGACCAATCCGATCCTGGGCTTGCGGCTGTCACAGACCTTCCGGCGCAACTGCATCCAGTTCCGCGCGCAGGCAGCGCAGGGGTATGCGAAGCATGACCCCGCCTGGAAGTTCCCGAGTTTCGCGTGACGCATGAACATCGTCTACAACAGCCTGAGAGAACGGATGCTCAACGCGCAGTTCAACTGGATGACTGCTACGGTGAAGCTCGCGTTCGTCTCTGAGGCCTATGTAGCGAACCCTGCAGACGTGACCCTGGCCGACCTCCCGCCAGACTCGATTCTGGTGCGCAGTGGTGCGCTTACCAGCAAGACTACGACGGACGGGTATGCCCGAGGGAATCCCCCTGAGATCAGATCGTTCCGCAACGGTACCCCCGTGGGGGGCATCCTGCTGTACGAGGATAGCGGGTCAGATCTGACCTCTACCCTGATCTGCTACAGTAATGACGGCCCCGCCATCCCATTCACAGGAATCGGGTTCAACTACACAGTCGGATTCAACTCGTCGTTAGGGGGGTTCTTCCGCTCATGATCACCCTAGAGATCATCGATTACTGGGGTGAGGTAGACTCTGTAGTCCACAACTTCCTGGAGGTGGACGGAGTTGGTGGATTGATTCACCTCACCATCGACTCGATCGATGAAGGTGAGGGGTTCACTCCGATCGTGACTCGCAGTATTCCGAACGTCATTCCGCGCATTAGCGTGGCCCGAGAGACCAAAACCATCAAAGTAGGTGGCTGATATGCTGGTCGATGCAGAACGCGTAGTTGCCCGATTTGAGCAACAGCCGTACGAGCGCAAGCGCTATCGCGGCGACTATAGGCAGTTCCTCGCCGAAGGGGAAACGATCACGATGCCGACGTTCGTGGTATCGCCGGTCACTGATCCGCCTCTCGTGGTGGGGGATGCCCTGATCCTCCCGAGCGAGCAGGAGACAGTCTTCTTCGTCGAGAACGGACTGGTAGATACCGTCTACCGGGTGTCGATGCGCACTATTACCAACGACACCCAACGTCTCGAAGACGAGTTCGAGATCACGATTCGGGAGTTCTGATATGGGCAACATTCGGTTTACGAACAACGCCTCGGCCACGCTGGCAGCCGGCATCCTGTCTGGTGACACGAGCCTTACGCTGGGCGCGGGCCAGGGCAGCAGATTCCCGAGCCCTGCCATTGGGCAGTACGCCAAGTGCACGCTAGAGGACATCGCGGGGAACCTCGAGATCGTGCATATGACGGCCCGAGGCGGCGACGTAGTCACCGTGACTCGAGCACAGGAGGGCACTCTCGCGTTGGCATTCGCCTCCGGATCACGGTTCGAACTGCGAATCACGGCAGGTGTGGCCCAGGAGTTCCTGCAGCGGACCGCCGATACCATGTCTGGTGCATACAACTGCGCTGACGGCGTCTTTACTGGTGGATCGTTCCGCGATGCGGAAACCGTGAATACCCCTATGCGAGGGGATACGGGCGTCGCGACGAACCAGATCCTGGTTCCGCCAGGCGGCGGACCTCCGACGATCGGCGGGTCTGTAATCTTCCACGCGGGCAACTTGACGCAGGCTACGGTCAACGCGCTAGCGTTCCCTGTCGGCGTCGTGCTCATGTTCAACGGCCTGATTGGGAACATCCCAGCAGGATTCCAGCTGTGCGACGGAACCAACGGCACACAGGATCTGCGCGGGAAGTTCGTCATTGGCGCCGGCGGTGCCTACTCTGTCGGAGTGGGGGGCGGATCAGCGAGCACTACAACGGCTGCTGGCGGCTCGCACACTCACGTCATCCAGGGGACCGCGCTCACCATCGCGCAGTTGCCGTCGCACACCCACTTGGTTGGCGCTCGAGGATCGAACGCATCTTCGAACAGCGAGCCGAAGGACTTCATCGACGACTACCCGGGCTCGGGCAGCAATGTCGAGTCGGGTCCCACCGGCAGCGGTGCGACGCACACCCACGTGGCTGATGCCTCGGTAGATCACACTCACACGGTTGCGACGCTTCCGCCGTACGTCGGGCTGTTCTTCATCCAGAAGGTGTGACCGTGGTTGATATCACTGACATCCTGCTACCGGCCAATAACAAGTCAGCCACGCTGAACAATGACCTATTGGCTGGGGATAGCTCGATCGTCCTGACTACGGGAGAAGGCGCAACGTGGCCTTCTCCTAGTCCGACTGAGTTCTTCATCCTCACGGTACAGGACCTGACCACAGGTCTGTTCGAGATCTGTTACTGCACAGCGCGCAGTGGCGATCTCCTGACCGTCGATCGGGCACAGGAAGGTACGACTGCGCTCACCTTCTCTGCGGCTACGTCTGTCGTACAGATGCGCCTCACGAAGGGCCTGATCGAGAAGCACATTCAGAAGCGGTTCGACGGTACGTCAGCCGGCAAGTACCTCAGAGTCCAGAGCGACGGGCAGGTGCTGCCAGACATCGTGTCTGGTTCCGTACCGTTCGCAGTGGAGAACGTCGGCGTAGGTGCGCCAGTCCACCGGGATACGGTTGTAGACACGGCGTATCTACGTAGTGTGCTCGCAGGACCCGGCATCAAAGTCGAGCAGCTCGCAGACGAGATCAAGATCTCGGCTACAAGCGGCAGCCTCGGCGTGTTCGATCTGAGCAGTGTGTCTTCTGCTGACTTGCCTTGCGGCTCCTCGCAGACTCTGTTCCCGTTCGCCAACCTGGCTAATCTGGCTGTCGGCGATCTTATGGTCTGGGTAATGCACGTATGGGCCGGCAACTGGGTCGGCACGAATGATTGCATGCAACTGCCCGTTGGCTGGATGCCGTATGTAACGCCTAAATATCAGGCGAATGACTACTACGAGATGCTCACTGCAGTCGCGTACAAGTTTGCTACCGAAGCTGACTTGCTCCCAGCGACGTCATATACCGTCACCATGACTCGTAACGGACGAGTCTGCGGACGTGTCATGGCTTATCGTGGGGCGAATGAGAACTACCCGCTTGGCTCGTTCGTATCGCAGTATTCAGAGGTACGTAACGACGACGGTATAACCGCCGCTCCGGTACCGGGTGAAGCGGTTGGCCAACCGATAATTACTCAGCATGCCATCTTTGATCAGACTCATTCGCAGGCCACCTTTCCGGTCGTAAGCGATGCTGTTGGACCTACTATCGACTCGTCGCTCGATGTTGCGCACGATCTCGTTGGGTTTGCGTATTCAGTCGCCAGGATCTCCACTTCGACGGCAACGGTAAGAGACGACGAGAACTGGATTCCTGGCGAGAACTACTTAGCGTCACTGGGTGGAGCTGGGTGGGTACCAAACGCGATCACTCCTAGGACGCGCTCCGGTATATGGACCGTCTTCAGTGCGTCTGTAGCTAACACTCGTCACTACATCGAGCGATCAGTCGATCTAATCGCAGGCGAGAAGTACACCTTCAGCTTCCTACACATTCGTGGCGGTTGGAACTCCTCTGTTCCGAACATGAATATGGGCGCGTCATACATAGACCCGTCTAACAACGAACGCGGGTTCAAGAATCTTGACACTGGGGTGGGCGCAAAGCTCGACCCGTTAGGAGACCACGGAACAGTCTGGGAGGCGCGGATATTCCCGGGTTCGCCTAGTGGCGTGCCGTCGTCGCTGGCCTCTATCTCGACGATCTTCTTCATCGCCCAGGCATCTGGTGTCCACAAGATACGCATTAGCGCCCTCAATTCTGCGGGTGACTGGACGTTTGTCGGCTCAGAGGCTGAGGGATACAGCGTCATGGGAGCCCAGTTCCGCAGCAAGTGGCGCTTCCCAACGCCGGTATATACGGACAACGTAGGTGTCAGCGCGGGATCCGCCATGCGGATGCTGCACGCCCCTGGATGGCTCACGGCGAATACCGCTGTAACGGGCCGCATCGCCAAGTCGTTCCCTGTAATGCCGGCTGGAACACTTTCCGCGATCAAGGCGTTCCCCTATTCACAACGGTCAGGAGCAACTCAGTTTTTCTCTGGGTTGCTGAAGGCAGATCGCGCGACAGTAGCTACCGGACTAGTGCTCGGCGAAACTCCTCAGCCGACGTACGGACCCACGCTCCCTATATATCCGATATATGGCGGGATCCGCCGAAAGTATTATTTCGAACTGGTCGCGACGACGGCTGGCTCCGACTACGCTCTGTGGGTTGGTCCAGTAGGCGCCCCATGGAATAGTATTGGATACGCGGCATCTGGATTCCAGTTGCAAGCGGGACAAGAGCTGGTCATGGGCCCTACTGGCGGAACAGCCGTCCCTCCAGGATCCAGCACGCTGGCAGTCAATGACGTACTTGGAGTGTCGATAGACTTCAGTACCGGAAACAGCGTCACGGTCAAGATATACAAAAACGGCGTGAGTATCTTCACGCAGAGCATCGCGCAGAACGCAGCTACGACGCAGTGGCACCCTGATGAACCGTGGACGATGTGGGCGACCACTAGATACTGGTCTGGCGCCGGATTAACCACATCGTTCAGACTCAATTTCGGCGGTGACGCAACGTTTGCCTATCTGCCTGTGGGGTTCGAGCCCTGGGACATCGGGTTCATCCCATCCACACCGACACCGTCTGCCAAGGGCGACTTGATCGTCGGCACTGGTACCGGATCGTCTGAGATATTGGCGGTTGGCACAGATGGACAGATGATCGTTGCTAACTCGGAGACCGCTACTGGGTTGCAGTGGATCGATCGTCCGACTGTCATGCGCGGCGCAGCATTCGTCTCTGAAGACGGACTAACTCCTGTCGTCCCACACGTCGCGATACACGTGCCGCAGGCATGCAGCATCAAGCGCGTAGTCGCAGTCGCGGACGTCGCCGGTAACGCAGTAGTCGCTATCGGCAAGGTGGCTGCGGCGAGCTATACCGGGGCGGCTGGAGCGAATATCTGCGGGTCAGATCCGGTAACGCTCACGAGTGACGCGTACCTGAGCAAGACGACCTTCACTGGCTGGGGGCTGAGCGTAGCCGCAGACGAGATCATAACGATCGGTCTTGACTCAGTCTCTGGGATCAATCGCCTGAGCGTCTCTATCATTTTTGGTGACCCATGACGACTACTACTTGGTCAACTA